CAGATAGGCAGTAGTGGAGATTACGCACAGATAGGCAGTAGTGGAGATTCCGCAAAGATAGGCAGTAGTGGAGATTCCGCACAGATAGGCAGTAGTGGAGATTCCGCAAAGATAGGCAGTAGTGGAGATTACGCACAGATAGGCAGTAGTGGAGATTCCGCACAGATAGGCAGTAGTGGAGATTCCGCAAAGATAACATCAGAAGGTAATAACTCTGTGGTTATGGCAGCAGGCTGCAATTCAATAGCAAAGGCAAAAATCGGTAGTTGGATAACATTAGCCGAATGGATTAGAACTGATAAAGCAAATGATAGTGGTAATTATATATGGATTCCTAAGTGCGTAAAAACAGAATATGTAGACGGAGAACGTATCAAAGAAGATATATTCTATAAATTAGTTGATGGCGAATTTAAAGAAGTAGAAAGCGAGGATTAATTATGGCAGAGAATACAGCAGTTGCGGAAAAGAAAGAAGCTGAAAGCAGAGAGCTTGTAGCAAAAGATTTTACAGAGGGAATGGTTGTGAAAATCAAGCAGAAAGAGAAATTTGGCTTGACATTTCCTAAAGATTACAACTATACAAATGAGCTTATGTCGGCAATGCTTATCTTACAGGACACACAGGATATGAATAAGAAGCCTGTATTACAGAGCTGCACAAGGGCAAGTATCGAAAATGCACTTATTGAAATGGTGACAGACGGATTATCAATAAGAAAGAAACAGTGTTACCCAGTCGCTTATGCGGGCAAATTAAGCTGTCAGCCGTCTGTTTATGGTGCGACTTGTCTTGCTAGAAGATATGGGCTTAAAGACATTAATGCATCAGTTATTTATAAAGGAGATGTATTCAAGTACCACAAAGAGGATGCAAAGACAATTATTGATTGCCACGAACAGAGCTTTGAGAATATCGACAATGACAAGATTGTTGGTGCTTATGCAGTAGCAATTATGGGAAATGGTGAGAAGATTGCAGAAGTTATGACTATGGCACAGATAAAGACAGCTTGGAAACAGGGATACGGATATAAGGAGACCGGAAACGGAGTTCATCAGAAATTTGCAGACCAAATGGCTATGAAAACTGTTGAAAACAGACTTCTCAAAGCTATCAACAATACTCATAGCGGTTTTGGTAAAGAAGATGATTACGAGGAAATCAGCCGCGATGAAATGCTTGAACAGGATGTTGCTTATGATATTGAGCAGAACGCAAACACAGTAGATTTTGACGAGGACAACATAATTGATGTAGAGCCGACCGACACGGCCGACAAGCAGTCAGAGGAACTGCCGCCGTTCATGCAGAGTGAGGAGAGCTGATATGAGAGTAATTTCACAGGATGGAACACTTGATATGCCATATGAAGAGGTGATTATTCAGAGATTCAGGTCAAGAATTTATTTTCTGAATAAAAACTTAACAGGCGTTGAGTCGCTTAGTGATGACATGCAAATTGCTGAATATTCCACCGAAGCAAAGGCAATTAAGGCTATGGAAATGTTGAGAGAACATAATGAGGGTGTAATTTTTCTCAAAACAATAATAAATACCGAAAAAGGTACTACGTTCGTAAGTAGTTTGTCGAAAACTGATTTTAACAAGCTGACGCAGAATTACTTTCAGTTCCCACAGGATGATGAAATCGAGGTGTGAGTGTGAGAATTATTAATGGTAAAGAGAAAGAATACAAGGATTGGTACGACAAGAATAGTGACGGATACAGCAGAGCTTGTTTCACTTATGCTGAAAGGCGGGCTGAACTGTTAGAAGCAGAAATTGACAAGAGCAACGATGTTATGAAGTGTTTTGCTGATAATGCCGACAGATTGAGCCGTGAAGCAGACACAGAGGGCATAACAGGATTTATGTACGGATGTGCAGTTAGTATTCTTTCGCAGTGCTGGGAATACGGAGAGTATTTGAGAAAGTGGCATAACAAAAAGTATGACTATGACGGAGACGGAGCTGTAAATCCGGCAGTTATAACAGTAGGGTGAAATGATGAAACTTAAATGTATAGCAACGGGAAGTACAGGAAATTGCTATCTGCTAACTTCCGACAGTGGAGAAACACTTATCCTTGATTGTGGAATCCCAATTAAGGAGATTAAAAAAGGCTTAGATTGGCACATAAGGGGGATAAGGGGCATGATAATAAGTCATGCCCACCTACCCTAGATCACAGCAAGTCATTAAACGATTTTAAGCCAATGGGAATACCGATACTTGCCCCATATTTAGGCGATAGCCGTAAATCAATGAATATGGGCGGATTTACAGTGAAACCCTTTGATTTAACGACAATAGACGGAAGTTGGACGCACACAAATGCAAATGGCGAACCTTGCCCGATATACGGCTTTCTGATTACGCACAAGGAAATGGGGAGAATGCTTTACATAACCGATTGTGAGGTTGTCAAATGGAAATTCAAAGATATAAACCACATTCTATTAGGTGTGAATTATGACAAGGATTTAATTGACAGGGATAACACAGGCAAAGCTAATCACGTTTTCAGAGGTCACTTAAGTATTGACACGGCTTGTGATTTTGTTAAGGCAAATTATTCAGATAGCTTGCAGAATGTCATAATGTGTCATCTATCAAGTGAAAATGCTGATAGAGATAATTTTATCGAGAAGATGAAAAAAGTCGCTTGCGGGGCAAATGTGGATGTTGCAGAGCGCAACAAGGAATGGGCTTTAAGGAAAGGGGATGAATGTCCATTTTGAGAATAGAAAGGACAAGATATGCCGTTATGAGACGAAATCGCACTGAAATATGGTGCGGTTTATCAAGAGAATTTCATTTTGTCAAAGTTGATGAATTGAAAGATACGGCAATTAAAACATACAGAACAGCAAAACAGGCTGAAAGCGGTTGTTCTTCTTGGGATAGAGATTTTGAAATTGTTAAATGCAAAGAAATTATTGATATAGAAAGTGAGGAAAAATAATGAATTTTGTAGCATTAATGGGCCGATTAACTAGAGATCCGGATATTAGATATTCACAGGGAGAGAATGCAATGGCAATAGCAAGGTTTACACTTGCCGTTGACAAGAATTTTAAGAAGAAAGACGATAAGGCAAATTTCATTAACTGCGTGGCTTTTGGCAAGATTGCTGAAACAGTAGAAAAGCACGTATTTAAAGGCTCAAAGATAGCGGTTATCGGTGAGTGGACTACAGGCAGTTACAAGAATAGAGACGGAAACACAGTCTACACTAACGATTGCAACATATCTAAGTTGGAATTTTGCGACAGTAAAAATTCAAGTGGCAGCAGTGCAGAGCCACAGCCAAAACCCGATGATGGCTTTATGTCAATTCCTGATGGTATTGACGGGGAATTACCATTTAACTAAGAGTCGATTGATTATAGGGCAGTCAATAACGGCTGTCCTAGAAAGGAAAAATAATGGATTATACAAATAAAATATTTGCAAATATTGCAAAGGATATGTCGGAGCAAAAAGATATTGCAGTTGTAAGAGCGTTTGTATTTCAGATTACAGAACTGCTACAGAAAAACGGCATTATACCAATATGTACTGAAAGATACATGAATATCAATTCTGATAAATCAAGTTACAGTTTTATCAGAAAAATCAATATCTCATTCGATGAGCTTGATTGTACCAAGCACGACCGAGAAGTTAGAAAACAGGCATACAGAGATTTTATCAAAGAATTTGAGAGCAGAGTTAATTCAAAAGATATATCTGAAAAACTCTTTGAAACTGAATGTATATTATTGGAGCGTGATAAGAATGGCACAACCTAATTACAGAAAGATATATGCAATCAAGAAAATGAACGAAAAGCGTATCTTAGATGTTTGCCCTGATATGAAACGTAAGAGTGGCATTTATTTCTACACTAGGACTGATGAAAACGGAATATCGTACTTTTATATTGGTCAGAGCGTAGATTGCTTAGAACGCAGTATATCGCACTTGACAGGCTATCAGCACATAGATTTATCAATCAAGAAAAGAGGATTTTATAGCGAAAACAATCCTTATGGTTGGAAATTGAATGTTATGTACTATCCGAAAGACAAGCTTGACGAAATGGAGCAACATTGGATTTTGGAATACGCAAAAAGAGGTTATCAGTGCAGATATAACAAGACGGCTGGTGGTAAGAATGAGTGATTTAATAAGCAGAAGCACAGCAATGAAGAATTATTGCAATGCGTTGTGTCCTAAATTGCAAAAAGGCGAATACTGTAACAATTGTATCGTTAAAGCATGGCTGAATAATCAGCCGACAGCCTATGATATTGACAAGGTTGTAAGACAGTTGGAAGAATTAAAAAGTCAAGTCCCTGTAAACAGAATCCTTGATGACATTATAAAAGATAAACCGAAAGAATTAGGTCAGCTAATTGCTTATGGTAAGGCAATCGAGATAGTAAAGGCAGGTGGAAACATTGAATTATCAAAACATAGCGAGAGTCAAGGCAATAGAACAAGAAAACAAAAAGCGACTATTGAAGCTGAATCCAAAACTAAATGATAAAAGTGGAATATACTTCTTACTCCGAGAAGATGAAAACGGATTTAAGTACGCTTATATCGGACAGGCGGTACATACACTTAGCAGATTGGCAAGCCACCTTGTGGGATATGAACAGCACATAGACCTTAGTTTGAAACGCCATAAGCTGTACGATAAAGAGAAAAACCCTTATGGCTGGCGAGTTGAATTTCTGAATTTCCCCGAAAGTCAGCTTGACGAAAAAGAGAAGTATTACATCAAGCTATATGCCGATAAGGGTTATCAACTTAGAAATGTCAGTTTAGGCGGTCAAGGGGAAAATCGTGCTAGTGGTTCAATAGGCGAGAGAAAAGCGCCTAAGGGCTATCTGCAGGGCGTACAGCAAGGTAGAAAGAACCTCGCAAGGGAATTATCGCATATCATCGAAAAACACCTTGTTGTGACGATTAGAGAGGATAAACAGGGCAATAAGGTGTCACAGAAGCAACTAGATAAATTTATGGAGCTTATTAATGCAGATTCATATAAGGACGTTGAGTAAATGAAAAGAAAGGCGGCAATTATGGATAAATCACAATACTTAGAAGAAATAAAATCAACTACTGAGAATTGTTACAACATTGGATATAAGTGTGGATATGAAGCAGCGATAGAAAATTTGAAAAAATCATTGCAAATATGCATGTTGATATATCTGCTAAGATGATTAACGATGAGTTATTAGGCAAATTAAACAGCGTTGTGGAGAGGTAAGGCATGACCGCTTGTTTATTGAACCATAGTTCCTAAAAAATCAAGTATTTATGAGAAAGGAAAAAAAGAAAATGAATGAAGAAATGATGTTTATAGCTTGTAATGTTCCAAAGTTTTTAGAGGAACAGATGAATAAAATGAAAGACGCTCTTACAGGTGGTATGAACGAAGATAATCTTAAAGGTTTTGAGTATGCAGTAGATACTATGTTAAGTATTCTTAGGCAGACAATTCATGCAGCCGAGATGGATGATGAGATTCTTGTGCATAGCGATAAAATCGCTGATGAGAATGAATTAGAAGAGTTTGATTTACATGATTTGTTAGAACTTTATGGTTGCAGAGTTGTGGCAAACTTACAGAAGAAAAGTGTTTAATGTTGTAAACTGAAATTTAGAAAGGATGCCAGTCTGGTAAGAGAAAAGAACAGGCAAAGTAAATAATTTTATCCAAAACTTAAAAGAAAAAGGCACTACCGAGATAACACTTGATATAACAACAACAGGCAAAGGAATTGTCTATACATTAATTTGGTAGATATCCTGAAATCAAAAGAGAATTTGATGTAAAGATAAATTAGGATTTATGGAGGTAGATATATGATTACGCAGATAGGATTTTTAAGAAAAGGAGATGTGTTCAGATTTGAGGGTGATATTTACAAAGTAGGACATTTGTTGGAGAGTACAAATGGGTATGTTTCCTGTATTGATGTTAATACAGGAAAGAAAAAAAGATTGCATATTGATGTTGATGTAGAAATTGAACAGGCAAACTGAAATTTGTTGAAAGGAGTAAAACAGAGTGAAGTTTTTAAGCAAGAAGAAATGCGAAGAAATTCTGAAAAGAATTACTGCAAATGAAATTATTCAGGCTGAATACGGACTACACGATATAGAAGCAGAAACAAAGGCAACGGAAAATAGAGCAGAAATAGCTTTTATTGTCGGTGGTTTCAAGGGTATGAACAAGGTGCAGAACACGTTGAGAAAAAGGTATAACAATATAAACAACGAGGGAAAAGATTAAAATACATTAACCGAACTTGAAAAAATAGGAGATTAATTAAATGGCAGAACGTAGAATGTTCACAAAAAAAGTCACTGATGATGATAATTTCATGGCTTTATCATCAAGTGCGCAAGCCTTATATTTGCATTTATCTATGTCTGCTGATGATGACGGATTTTGCAATCAGGTATCAGTTTCCATGTTCAAAGCTCACGCAAGTGTGGCTGATTTACAGCAACTATTGGAAAAAAGATACATTTATCAGTTTGATAATGGTGTGATTGTAATTAAGCATTGGCGCATGGCAAACGCTTTGAGAAAAGACCGGTATACACCAACGAATTTTAAGGAAGAATTGGCAAAATTAAAGATAAAATCCAATGGTGCATACACATTTTCTGATGATGGTTGCCATGTGGTTGCCAATGGGTTGCCGGATGGTTGCCAAGTGGTTGCCACTTGTCTGCCACAGGATAGTATAGGTAAGGTAAGTATAGATAAGAATAGTATAGTTAAGGATAGTAAAGATAAGGATATAAAAGAAAAAGATATTGATAAATCAATATCTAAAAAGAAAACTGTTTACTACCCTGATGATGCAATGCTAGAGAGTGCTTTTCAGGAATATCTGACAATGCGAAAGAAAATCAAGAAGCCAATATGCACCGACATGGCATTACACCGAGCTATGAACACTATTGAGAGACTTTCAAAGGGTGATAATGATTTGGCTGTTAAAATCCTTAATCAGTCAGTAGACCATTGTTGGCAAGGGCTGTTTGCACTAAAGGACAATGAGCCACATTCAGCTAACAAAGGCACCATTGATTGGGATAATGTGTGAGGTAGAGAAATGACAAGAGACGAGACAATTAAAATCATTCGCATAATGTGTGATTGCTACCCCAATTACAAGCCGAGCAATTTATCAGAGACAGTAGATGTGTGGGATATGATGTTAAATGAATACGACTACAGCCAAATATCTACAGCATTGAAAGCTTACGTGCATTCCGATACAAGCGGTTTTGCACCGAGCATCGGACAGCTAATCAACAAACTGCATGAGGTTCAATCCCCACAGGAGCTTAACGAAATGGAAGCATGGTTCCTTGTTAGCAGGGCACTACGAAACGGCTACTATGGTGCAGTTGAAGAATTTAATAAGCTACCACCGCTCGTACAAAAGGCTGTCGGGAGTCCTGATAATCTTAGGAACTGGGCGCTGACGGACATAAACAGCATTGAAAACGTAGTCCAGTCAAACTTTATGAGAACTTATAGGGTAGTTGTTAATCGGGCAAAGGAATTTCAAAAAATGCCAAAGGATATAAAGGCATTGATTGAAAATGTCAATAGAAGCTCGTATTTGGCTCAAATCGGCTCTAAAAATCAACAGACGATAAAATTATCGCTCGAAGATAATAAAAGCCAAAATAAGCCGATTAAAGGCATTCCAATGCCAAAAGAAATTAAAGAACGTATCGAGCAGATGAAGAGATAGGAGGTAAGAGGTTTTGGTCGACCAATTAAAACATGTTTTACTCCTGGCGAAAAATGATAAAAGACAAATATTCTAGGCAAAGGTATGAAGAACGAAAAGCCAGTAACCTTTGTGTGCTTTGTGGAAAACAACTTGATAGAGAAGGTGTGGTTTGCACGGCATGTAACAGCAAACGCACAGCATATGGCAGAGAGCTTTATAAAAAATTACAGGCAGTTGGTGTTTGCCCTAGATGTGGTAAAAACTTGCTATATGGTGACGAAAAAAGCTGTGTTGAGTGTAGGGCAAAATCAGCCGAAGCCATGTCAAAGATACGTGCTGCTGATGTTGAAAAATACAATGAGCGACAAAAAGTATGGCGAAAAGCACGATACGAAAAAGACAAGAAAAATGGCATATGCACACGCTGTCGCAAAAGGAAAGCAGACCCGGGACATACCACTTGTACATTTTGCCGGGAAACAATGAGAAGAGCACACGTTAAAATGCCTGAAAGAACCGGCAGATATGAACAAGGACTATGTTTTTTCTGCGACAATCCGGTAAAGCCCGGATATAAGGTCTGTGAAATGCACTATCAGCAGAACGTTAAGAACGCAACTTGCGAAAAGGCAAACTTGGCACGACAGAAGATAAAAGAAAGGAGTCCACAATGGACGCCTTGAAAGATTTTTACGATTTTTACCGACCACTGCAAAGGAAATATGACTTGCAAATGATTTACAAAACAAATAGTAAGGAAGCAAAAATAACTATCCGGTGGCGGGATAAAGAGCTTGTAAAAGTCACAGAAGAAACTACCGAAGCCTGTTTTATCAGGGCAAAACGAGAACTTGAAGAAAGAATGAAGAAATATGAGCAACAAACTGAAACCAAAGAAAAAGCACAAAGAGCCGGATTTTACATGGACAAAATCCGAAAGAATTACGCTGAAAAGCAGTAATAACCGCAGAAAACTCGTAAGGCGGTCTTTCACAGACTTTATGGACTTAGGCTACTATGTACTGTATTTGCATCATGGATTTGGCAATAAGCGCATTGTAAGGCTTGAAAGAACCATAAATGAGTACCTTGACAGGGCACAGAGCGAAAAAGAAATGAAAACCGAAACGCTTGCCGAACTTTTGAAAGTTAGATACGGCATTGATGTGCAGAAAGAGATTAATTTAATCCCAATGCAGCAGTTGATTAGGATTTATCAGAGAAATAATTTACTCACGATAAACGACACGAGACAGCTTTTGAGCGATACGGCATACAGCTACATGACTTTAGCGTGTACGGCACTTAAGCTGATGTTTAAATTGTCGGTTAAGGAAATTAAAGAATTTATCGGAGAATTTAGAGATTTAATCGATACATTGTATAAATTTAATCAATTTGGTCTGACATTACCAAAGGTGGCGCAATGCCTTGCCGATGAAGTTAATTACGTTGATGAAAGGTACATAAAGGTGATTGATTAATGACTTATGCAGGGGATAACGACAGCACTCAAAATGCTCACATAAAGCAGATGAGAGACGATAGGCAGAAAGCCTACATGGAAACGCATAGAGATAATAAGACATATGAGAGATTTAAACACATGCCGGATTATGGGAAAGGAGTACAAAACTATGACAAATAGAGAGAAATTCGCAGAACAGATTTTGGATATTGCTTGTGGTGGTAGCGAAATAGCAGTTGACAAAACAACGTTAGAGCTGACATCGTGCTATAAATTAGCGTGTAAAAATTGTTTATTTAGTTTTGGTAATGGTGATTGCAGAGGTGCAAGAAAAAAATGGGCAAACAGTGAATATGTTGAACCACCAATTGACTGGTCAAAAGTTGCAGTTGATACACCGATACTGGCAACGTATAGTGGTATTCACTCGTGGGTTAAAAGGCATTTTGCGAAATATGAGAATGGAAGAGTTTACGCTTGGAATCATGGAGCAACATCATGGAGTGGTCAGATGTGTACAGTATGCGAACTAGCTAAACTTCCGGAAAAGGAGCAGTAATGAAGAGATTAACAAAGACTTATTCAGACGGAACACATGGAGCTTCTGACAGTTTGCCGTGCGGAGAAAATAGTTACGATTATAAGAATTTGCTGATAGAAAAATTAGGCAAATATGAGGATTTAGAAGAACAGGACAGACTTGTTATTCTATCTTGCAAATATGTGTATTACATTGTTGATATAAACAATCCTAAGTATGCAATGGTTATGAAAAGACCTATAAGAGAACTTGCGATATACGAGATTGAGGATATTGACAAGGAAAATTGCAAGTATTTTTCCACAAAAGAAAAAGCCGAAGCAAAACTGAAAGAATTGAGAGGTGGAGAATGACAATTAGTGAGTTTTTCAAAGAGAAATATTCAGCAAGAAAAGATAAAGACAACATGTATGGTGTTGGCATGAGTGATGCCGAATTCCGGCACTTCATCATTGAGTATTTGTTACCGGACGGCTGGTGTGTCTCAGACCCACTTGGACAGTCACAAATCAATGAGATTGCCATTTATGAAATTCTTGAAAAACATTCTAAGAAATTCAGAAAAGAGCACAAGAAATATTTAAAAGAATTGAGAGGTGGAGAATAATGTGTAGTAGCAAACAAATAAAAGAGCTTGCGGAATGTAATGCTATTTACGAGTTTGAAAAGACAGTAAATATGTATGGCAAGGAGTATATAAGATACTATTATAACAAATTAGCTGAATTGAATGGCAGTATTAATAGCACTTGTAACTGCCAGCGCAACAGCAATTCAAGAGATAATGAGCCTTGTTGCAGATGTGATAGCAGAAAGACCAATGCCGACAGGATAAGAAATATGTCGGATGAAGAATTAGCGAGTGTACTATTTAGTGGTTGCATTGATTCTATGGATTTGGAAGAGTGCCCTTATGCTAGTGAAAGTGAACTCGATAACAATAAAATTAGAAAAATATGTAAAAAATGCACACTTGATTGGCTTCAATCAGAAACGGAATAGGAGAGAAAGAAGATGGCAATTAAACCGATTTTATTTAATACAGAAATGGTTAGGGCGATTCTGGAAGGTAGAAAGAGTTGCACCCGTCGGCTGGTAAAATTCTTGTCAGGAGAAAATCCACAATGGACTGGATATATTAAAGATGAACTGATGTTGTATAACGGAAAAAATGAGCCGTGTATCAGAAAAGCTCCATATCAGTCGGGCGATATTCTTTATGTCCGAGAAACATTTATTCAAGCAGCAGCTCACATTTTTTGGTATAAGGCAGATAATAATTCATGGATATCAGAAGGTTTACATTGGAAACCATCCATCCACATGCCGAAAGAAGCCGCACGTATTTGGCTTAAGGTTACGGATGTGAGGGTGAAACGGTTGCAGGAGATGAAGCCGGTTGATGTGATAAAAGAGGGAGCTTATCCTGATTGTTGGGATTGTCTTAATACATACGAAGAAAGCGGTTCGCAGTGCTGTTATGGGACAGAAGAAGAGTGCAGTCGATGTGATGAAATGATGATGGAATGGGAAAAACTTTGGACCACCACCATCAAGAAATCCGACCTTGACTGCTACGGTTGGAATGCGAACCCTTGGGTGTGGGTTATCGAATTTGAGCGGTGCAAAAAGCCGAAAGGAGAAAATTAGATGAACGATAGATATTTATTTAAGGCCAAGAGACTTGATAGCGGAGAATGGGTTACAGGCTCTCTAATCACTTGTGAAGATGGAACATGCAAGATTGCTACAAGTTTGTTACAGGGCAAAGCTGATGAACCGGTACTTGTGTGTGCTTATGATGTGGACAGAGATACTATCTGCCGATGCACAGGCTTAAAAGATAAGAACGGCAAGCTGATTTGGGAGAATGATATTGTAAAAATAAATAATAGCAAGGGGAATGTGCTCATAACATTCGGAGATTTTGAAATTATATGTACAATTCCTAACGAAAAATATTATAAGCACAGGCTTGAATATGATACTGAATATGAAGTTGTCGGAAGCGTCTTTGACAATCCGGAGTTATTAGAAAGCGAGGGATAGCATGACCGACACAACAACATTAGTATACACCACCCTCATAGTATTCGGTCTAATCGGGCTGATAGAGGTAGCGTTTGCGTGGTACGACATCCACGGACGAGATAAGACCGATGATGAGATACAAGAGCAGTGGGGTAGTGAAAATATTAAAGATTAATTAATTTATCAGAGAGGAAGTGATGATAAGATGAATAGCAGAACTATAAGTGATATAGAGCCATTTGAAAGACAATGTGTATACGAGGACAACAAGCCGTGTAACAGCTCATGCCGATACTCAAATACTTGTATACACAGTACAAGCAAAACCGAAGAATAGGAGATAGGCTTATGAAGTTTTCAAAACTTACTAAGCCGGAACTTGAAGAAATTTTGAAAAATGCCAATTTTACCGATGAAGAAGCGGAAGTTTTTAAGTTGCTAGTTGCTGATAAAAGCCTTGAAGAGGTATCACAGAGACTATTAATTTCAAAAACGACCACTTCCCGGAGAGTGGCAACCATTAAGGAAAAGATAGAAAGGAGCCAGGCGATGATTAACAAAGTGCCAATATGGGAAAAAGTAACGCTGACGATTGATGAAGCTGCGGAATACAGCAATATCGGAATTAACAGAATCAATGATATGCTTAACAATCCCTCGTGTCCTTTTGTGCTCTTTGTCGGAAGAGGCAAGCGATTAGTTAAGCGCAAGGAGTTTGAAAAATACCTCGAAAAGACAGATAGCATATAAATAGATATATTGAATTATAAGCCATTATGTAGTAATATAGAAATTATCATATAATGGCTTTTGATTTTGAAAGGAGCCATAAATCAGTATGGGAAAGGATTTGAGAGGAAAAGAGCTGGGAGTCGGAATAACCCAGCGCAAGGACGGACTCTATCAGGGCAGATATAAAGATAGGTTCGGCAAGAGCAAGACAATTTACAACAGCAAGTTGCCGGAACTGCGGAAAGAACTTAGTAAAGCAGTGACCGACAATCAACAATTCACAAGTGTTAGGGACAGCATTACCCTTGATGCGTGGTTTGACAGGTGGATGAATGTATACAAGAAAAAGAGAGTGCGCCCCAATACCATTAGGGAGTACACGCATATATATAAGAAGAACATTTCACCATACTTAGGAAACCATGAAATAACATCTATTCGCAAGTCAGATGTGCAGTTACTTATCGACAAAGCTTCTGACGATAACTATAAGTATGAGAGACAGAGCAAAATCAAGGTTATTTTAAATGACATGTTCAGTAGAGCTATGGAAGATGACCTGATGATTAAGAATCCGGCGAAAGGTGTAAAGCTGAGAGCAGACAAAGAAGTTAATGCTTTTGCATTGACAGTAGAGCAACAGAACGAGTTTTTTGAAGCGTGCAAGGGTACATTTTACGACAACATGTATAATGTGGCAGTTAATACAGGCTTGCGCCCAGGAGAACTGTTTGCACTCACGATTGCAGATATACATATGGACGAGGGGTATATTGATGTTAATAAGACACTTGTGTATCAGAAATACCTTGAAGATAAAGGCAAGACATTTCATGTTGAGCCACCAAAAACCAAGCAGAGTCACAGACACGTACCAATTAACAGTGTGTGCAAGGAATATCTGACGAAACAATTTGAGCTTAAAAAGATAGTTTCAGCACGCAGACCCAAGGAGCAAAACGAATATTTGTTTGTTACAAGGTTTAACACACCAATTAATTCGGTTATATACAGCGACTCTATACGTTCAGTTGTAAGACGGATAAATGATACAAAGAGCAGTGACAATGAATTTCCATTTTTTAGCGGTCACACGTTTAGACATACGTTTGCGACAAGATGTTTTGAGTCAGGGATAGAGCCGAAAGTCGTTCAATCATATTTGGGTCATGCAACACTGAAAATGACAATGGACTTGTATACACATGTTACACCTGAAAAATCGTTTGCTGACATTGAAAAAATCGTTAGCACCGACAACAAAATCATAGAATATAGAAGAAAATGTGTGTAGTAAGTGTGTAGTAGTACACACTCTCAATTTACAGAATGTTGAAAAATCAACGCTCGTAGGGTATTTTTATACTAAAACTGGTAAAATTATTATGTATATCAAGGAGTGCCATACGATTTCGTAAATAACGGCGCAATCCTAGGAAAACAAAGGGTCTGCGGAGCTTTCGTAAAATCGTAAAAAATATAAAATTCTATGTATTTTAATGCATTTTAATGCGAAAAGTGTGTAGTAACTGTGTAGTAACCACCCCAAAAAGTGTGTAGTAAAAATTGTATATAGAAAAGCCATTATATGACACAAATATGAGAAGAACATGGAAATGCTCTTCTCTTTTTTTATGCCACAATTTAGTCATAAGGAGATGATGTTATGTTTGACGATGATGTGAGAGAAAAAATATTTGCTAAAAGTGAGTTACAAAAAATCGACCTAATGACATTATCCCTTGTCATTAAAGCGATAGAGGAAGTTTTGGAGGAAAACAAAGATGAACATGCCGTATCAGCAACCAATGATGAATTATACACCTAATTATGGAGCATATCAGTACAACCCAATGGCAAACTATCAGAGATACCAGCAGCCCGAGCCGACACAAGGAATAAGTGGCAGAGTAGTACAGGCAGTTGAGACTATCAATCCCAACGAGGTGCCAATGGATGGCAGTGTAGCATTTTTCCCAAAACAGGATTTAACAGAGATATACGCCAAGAGCTGGAATGCTGACGGAACAATACGCACATTGACTTTTAAACCGGCTCTAAATGGTAAGACAGACATTTTATCGGGTGACACGGAAAAACTTGAATTTGACCTATCAGAGAAAGCCACAGAGGGTATTATGGCAAAGCTCAACGAACTATCTGAGAAAATTGAGCAATTATCTTTAGGGGCGCAAAGAAAAACTCCACGAACACAAAGTAAGGAGAGTGAAAAAGCATGAATGTAATGGGAATAATGCAACAGATAATGAGCAATAATCGTGTAATGGGAAATCCAATGATTAAGAACGCAATGAGCATGGCTCAAAGCGGAAACAGCAAGGGAATTGAACAAATGGCAAGAAACCTATGCAAGGAAAAAGGCATTAATCCTGATGATGTAATGAAGCAGATTAAAGGTAATTTTGGAATATAGCATATGAGAGAACGTGCGCACGGCTCTTTATGAAATAAATTTTGGAGGTAAAACAGATGTTCAACACAGGAAATTGTCCAAGCGTACCTATCGTGGCGAATTTGGACGGAAACAACGGAAATAACTGGAATGACGGCTCATGGCTTTGGTTCCTTATCGTAGTATTTGCGATATTCGGAGGCTGGGGTAACGGCTTTGGTGGTTTCGGTGGCACTAATGGTGGTGTCGGAAGCGAAATTCAGAGAGGTTTTGACAATCAGGCGGTTATCAGCAAGTTAGATGGCATTTCCAACGGACTTTGTGACGGCTTTTATGCTATGAACAACAGTATGCTCACAGGCTTTAACGGCATAAACACAAACATTATGCAGACCGGCTACGGCATACAACAGGCGGTAAACGCTGATACAGTTGCTAATATGCAGAATACCAACGCTTTACAGTCACAGATTGCTAACTGTTGCTGCGAGACGAGAGAAGCCATCCAGGGTGTAAACTACAACATGGCAACTAACACTTGTGCTTTGCAGAACACAATGAACAATAATACAAGAGATATTATTGACAGCCAGCAGGCAGGAACAAGAGCCATTCTTGAATTCCTGACAAACGACAAGATTGCAACCTTACAGGCAGAGAACAATGATTTACGTAGAGCTGCTTCACAGGATAGACAGAACGCACTTCTGACTACTACAATGGCAGCGCAGACAAATCAGATTATTGATGCAGTAAGACCTACACCGGTGCCATCATTCCCGGCAAGCAACCTTTATGGATATGCTTATAACGGATGCGGATGTAATACAGGTTGCGGATGCTAAACAATTAAATAATTGAGTATCTTAATCGAGTTCTTTCGAGTTTCTTTCGAGTTTCCACTCGAAGAATTGAATACAAGATTATGTCTGCTAAGCAGTATTACTTATAACCCAAGGGCAGACTATAATGTTTGCCCTTATTTTGTGAAAGAGAGGATTTTATTATGGCTGAATTTTCAAATGTTGCAACACAGACAGTTGCAGTAAACGGAAATGTATTATTTACAGATGCGCCAACGTCTGTATGCAATAAAGGATATATTTCACACAGAACAGGGAGCGGATTAATTAACCTTAAAGGCGCTACCAACACTTGCAAAGCAAAGTACAGAGTAGAATTTAACGGAAATATTGCAGTTCCTACAGGCGGAACCGCAGGAGCAATTTCATTAGCTATTGCTGTCGAGGGCGAGCCGGACTTATCTACACTGGCAATCTCTACACCAACAGCAGTTGAAGCATTTAACAATGTGTCTATGGCAACAGATGTATGGCTTCCTTGCGGATGCTGTCAGGCAATTTCTGTCAAGAATACATCTGCACAGGCTATCAGTGTTGCAAATGCTAACATCACAGTAAATCGAATTGGTTAGGGGGGCGAGAGTATGCACGTTGAAAGAATACACAAAATGCAGGAGTGTCTTACAGAGAAAGCTGTCAACGAGCTTGAAAAGGGCGTTGAGAATGTTGACACTTCCGAGATGGGACAGGTCGTAGATATGATAAAAGACCTTGCAGAAGCTGAGTATCATTCAATAATTTCCAAGGCTATGAAAAAGGCTGATGAAGAGGAAGAAGAGTACGACAAAGAACTCCTAAGAAGTCTTAAGGCAGAATATGGTGAAGAAAGTGGTAGAAGATATTACGACCAATATCGCTATGCAAATGGCAGATTTGCCCCTAAAGGTCGTGGAACACGCAGAGGATATGAAGAACCGCCATATTATCACATGCCGGTAAACTACAACGACATGGAGTATATGCGTGACATGGATAAGAGCCAAGGTAAAATGTACTACTCTGAACCGATTGCACCACATGTGAGTGAAAGCAATTATGACAGAGCAAAGAGACATTATACCGAGACAAAGGAAATGCACAAAGGAGCTTCTACAGAGGACAAAGAGCATAAAATGAAAGCTCTTGACATGTATATCCGTGAATTAAGCGGAGATATATCGGAGCTTTTAAATGACATGACACCCGATGAACGCAACCTTTTGCGCACCAAAATGAGCAATCTTGCGTCAAAACTGTAATTATTAAGGCTATGGGTAGTAATGCTCATAGCCGTTTTTAGAGGGTATAAGCATGAATATAAGAGTTAACGATATATTGTGGCACATACAATTCAAAAAGCCCACATCGAGCGAATTAAGGCGGTCTGACGGCACTATAAGTTTAGGAGTAACCGACAACACAACCAAGACAGTAACGATAGCTGATAATGTGTCTGATTACATGGCTGACAAGATACTATGTCACGAGTTAGTGCATGTGTACTCATTCTCATACGGCTGTGACATTGACATAGAGACAGAGGAAATAATCGCAGACTTTATGAGCTTGTACGGACGGAATATTGTATACACGGCTGACAAAATATTTAATTTATTGGAGCAAAAATATGGATAAAATAGACAGACTATTAGAATACATACACCGGACTAATCCGGAAATGACACGGCAGAAATTGATTGAGAAACTAGGAGAGAGTGACTACAGTGCCAAGAGTATTTATTTTTTGGCAATTCAAAATTCAAATTCCTAAAAATTTTAGGATGAATTAAGTGCCCCCGTACCTTTGACTTTTTCGATTTCAAAAATCTGTTCGCAAAATTTTACAAAAACTTGTCGAGAACTTGCAAAGAACTCGCACCACGCTTTAATTGAATAAAGTTTTCTGAAAATTCAAACATTTTCCGTGAGTTGGTGCGCCTAACTTGTAACAACTCGCGCCCGGCACAACTTGCCACGGCTTGACGGCTCGAACCTCTACAGATATATTACAAGGCATTGTAAACGGCTTGTTTTGTGACTTATTATAGCGCACTCGATAAATCCACGCTAACACGTTTAAAACCCCTTAAATCGTCAAATACACGGCTTTAAATGTGTATATCATAAAATCATAAACCGCTTTTATTAATTTGTCAATGTACTACAGCACCCGGACTTATAGCCGGATAGCTTGCAACAGCTCAACGGCTGCGCGCTTGATTTTAGGCACGCTAAAAAGGGATATAAAAATATCCCTAATGGTAACAAGTGATATATTTCCCAGCTTGATAGTCACAAAATAGCGTGACCGGGTGAACGTGTGCGCGCTTTTCTACAACTTGCAACCATTCACCGCTTCTTTGAACTGTGATTTTTAGTTCGTGTGACTCCATCCATTCTATACAATCATATTTTATATAATTAAAGTCACTTATTTTTGGCATCTCATAGCCTAGCGCCTGAACGCGCTTATATATTTCTTTTTCCCCTAAATACTCATAATTAGACATAATGCGCCCCCCCTATCTATAACAAGCCTTAATTATTGGACTTATATAGTTTTTATGGTTTAGGTAGTTATCAAAAGCCGTCCGGCGGTATTCCTTGCCACTAATAAGCGTCAAAACATCGTCACACGTGCCCGACTCTGCGACAGCCCTAAAAATATTTGTTATCGCTTTTCGTGTCTCTCGTTCGCTCGCCCGATAGCCTAATACATCCGTATATTTGCCGTTGTAACGTGCTCTAATTTCCATTTCTACAGCGTCAAGCGTAGTTAGTTCGTTTTCCATCCGTCAACCCTCTTTTCTGTTCGTGCATGGTTTACAAGTTATTTTTTGGCTCTTTCGCGGTCATGCGTGCGTTAATCTGTTTTTATTAGGTGTAAAATAACGCAAATCACCTATACGGGCGCACAATTATTTTTCAGGCGTTGCACCTCTTGAGCCTGATATAAATATAAAGGCATTTATAAAACCTCTTGACGCGATTATTTACCGGACGCGCGGACGGAGTGCGATATATACAGCCGTAAAGCTGTATAAAGGCACCTATAAATAAAATAATTAAATTAATAATATAAGACCTGAAAAGCCTTATATATAAAGCTAATAGCCGGAATTGCACCGGCTTAAAAATCCCTTGATATTAGCTATTTAATAAAAAAATAAAAACAAACCGCCATACCCAATAACAAGGCACGACGCAAAAAGCCCGAAAGCCTTTAAAATCTCGATAAAATCTCTCATAGTTGCGCCCCCTAACAATAACAAAAATCCCCTTGTAGTCCGGTTGTAATAATCATTTTCCCATCCTTACGGCGGTAAACTACACCACAACCGCCATCACGTAAAGACCATACAAGCCAGCCCGCCGGAGTCATTTTTTCATGGTTCTTATAATCATAAAAAGCATAATGCGGTTTTATTCCGCTTTTTTCCTGTTCAAGTGCATTGCTTATAATTTCATTGTCCGTTAATAACAACGCTTTTCCGTTTTTCTGTCGTCCGCAATATCTCATATATTTACACCTCGCTAATTTGCTAAAATCTGTCTTGCTGTATTAAATACGTAAAGCCGGTTGAAGGAGTGGCGCTTGAAGTCTCCATTTTCTGCAATTGTGCGCCCGATATTTTCATATTTGAGACTTACAACCGTTAAGTATTTCTCTAGCAGCTCATCCGGGCATTTTAGGCATTCAATAGCATTTTCTATTGTGCTTTTATTACTATTGCAGTGTATGCCCTCAATACGTATTTCTTTTTCGCTTTGCAGTTCGTCAAATTCTTTCAATAGTTCTGCTTTTGTCATATAATCAACCATCCTTTCATTTTTCTGCGGTCTGCCATCATCAGAGCCGGGCGACAATCCCACGGCTGACGCTCCGATTTTGGAGCGTTTCGGCTATGCTATTCTAACAACTGCATTTTTAATATTTGAGAAGTGGAAAAGCTCCCCAGTTTCAATATTTTCAAATATTACAGATGGCGCAAAGGTTTCAAATGGTGCAAACACATCACCCTTGCAGGTGTATGGGCTTTTTTCTGTATTCCAATCAATTCCAAGTTTTCCGGCTTTTTCGTACACGTAAAAAGTCTTGCCATAGTTTCTAGTTTGTATCTCTTTATTGTGTAAATCATATAAATGTACTTTGATTGTATCGTTTGTTTTCATATTTAGACCCTCTTTCTTATCTGTTTACTATTTCGTAAATCTGCGCCAATTTACAATATTCTTCACATTCTTTTTGTTTTGGGCACTTGGAGCAATCATTTTCGTGAGTGCCGCAAACTGCTGTTAATTCCTTTTCTAACTCTTTAATTCTTTCCATATAAAAGCACCTCCATATTTAATAAAATGTTATTCTGTTCCTTGTCTTTCGACTTGACATTATAATAGCACTAATATTAGTGTATGTCAACACCAAAATTAGTGAAAATAAAATATTTTTATTAGTTGACTTTAAAACAGTTTTAAAGTATCATAAAAGAATAAAAATATAATATAGAAAAGAGGATTGAAAAAACATTGATTAAATACAAAATTGATGTACTCAAAGAGCTATCTAATAGAGGATATACAAGTACTAGAATAAGAAAAGAAAAGATATTGAGCCAAGCTACCATGTCAAATATAAGAAGTGGTAAAAGTATAACACTAGATACGCTGAATACTATATGCATTATATTAAGGCTGCAGCCTAGCGATATAATAGAAATTGCCCCAACAGATGAGGAGAAAATAAAATATTTTTGATTGCTTTATATAGTAGATAAAAATACTTTATTAAAACACTAAAATTAGTGTTGACATACAAGGCACAAAATGTTATAGTTATGTCGTAGCAAAGAAACAGTTTAACTAGCGAGGTGGGAAAAAGTGAAAAGCTATGATTATATTGTTATCTCCGGTAACAATGAAGAAATTTACAGCACCAAAAAAGAAGTAAACAAAAGAGTTAAAGAGCTAACAAGCCAAGGAAAAACTGGCTACTTTGCAAAGTGGGATTTAATCAACGATGAAATTCTAGAAGGTAGTCAAGTAGATTTTTAAAATTGGAGGTATAAAGAATATGAGAATAAAAGGAATTGGAACCGTAGCAAAAAACAAGGCTATGGAGATATTAACTGCAGAGGGCAGAAAAGCTGTTAAAAGTGGAGATATAACCACGGAAGAACTCGGAGAAATGTACAAGTTGCAAAAAGTTAAAGAGGCTTGTAAAATCGGTACTTGTGCCGACAGCTTCAGCAGCTCTTATAAGTGGATACCGGATGAGCTAAAAGAAGAGCTAACGCCGGAGCAATTGGGGGCTTTAACAGAAGCATTTTATAATTGCTATGGAGCCGGTAAAAATGATAAAAGAGGGGATTAAAACCCCTCTTTTTTAATGCTCGAAAAGCATTATTTAAAATATTATTTTTTCAATCCGTAGCTGTTCGGAATTGGTAAACAGCACCTTTTACAAGTCCGCTCCACTTGTAAAGACATTCTTATTTTACCACAGTTTGGCACAATAGCAAGCGCTTTTTTAAGTCGGTTTTTATGACCGGCTTTTTATTTTTTATATAATATAATTAATATATATGTGTGATGTGGTATATATTAATCAATACAGTTGTTATTATATATCCAATAATTCTATATATTGACAAAATAAGCAGAATTATATATTATTATCTTAAATTTAATTAATAAGCAGATGCCGGTTAGCCTGTGTCACTTGGAATTATTCCAGGTGGTGCGGGCTTTTTTATTTTGTTTTTAAGGAGTGCTAAATGGAAAAAATTAAGGGAAATATAACTAAACATTTAATTGCCGATTTTGGCACTTTCCAACTTTATCGGGAGGACTTTGAGAGGGCTATAGTTCAGGCTTGTCAGGAATTGCAGATTGAGGATTTAAAAAGCGAGGGTCAGAGACCTTGGAAAGCTGTTTGTAAAAGAGTCGGAGAGATTATATTTAATGATAACAGTATATTAAAAGATAAGCAGTTATATGATAATACATGTATGTTAACTAACTACAATAGATATAATTATAATATATTAAATAATATATGTGATGAATATATATATATTAGTGATAAATATAACAAGCTATGTAGTACTGTTGCATTTAGTAATTGGTGTAATATAGATTGTGGTGTTATAGATAATTGGAGACTGAATAAAGAGTCAAGTCCTAAAAGTTATGAGATTTGGCAAAAATTGCAAGGAATCCGTAAAGATTGTATCAAGGATAGAGCATACGACAATAAATCCCCTGTCGGTGCTATGTTCGTTGGCAATAATGAATTTGGCATGAATCAACCGGGAATTTGCTATGAGGCTACACAAGCAAGAGCACTGACCGCCAATGACTTACCGCAGTTAGGCGGTTCAAATAGTCAGACTATTAAAGCATTATCAGGCGACAACGTGGTTGATAATGCCAAGTAATTGTATATGCAATACACACAATTCTAATCCCTTGATTTACAAGGCTTTGAGGGCTATCGAATTATTACAACTATTCACAAAACAGTTGTTTAGCGAAGAGTTGAAAGGGTATAGATGAATTGTATATACAATAGATACAATTTAAGACGCTTGATGTTTAAGAGCTGAGCAATGCGCGCATTGGGTGCCCTGGGGGTGTATATGAAAAGCGACAAACCGCCCCACTTAGCTCCCAAAATATCCGCCAAAACAAAAAGGCCTTTACCCTTACCTCAACCGCACCAAGCAGTATTTATTACTATAACATAAGTTATATATAAATTAAACAACATACACAATAATAATATATATATATATACAACTACGATAAAATATTGGTTATATATGATATATATAACAGTAAAGGAGCTGACAGTGATGAAATTAACAGGATTTGAGTCGAGCAAAATTAATTCCGATATGGTAAATCACCCTAGCCACTACAATCTGCCTGACCGAAAAGAGTGCATTGATGAAATGATTGACATTTACGGGCTTAAGGATGTGGCTAAATGGTGTGAGATTACTGCATACAAGTATGAATATCGTGCCGGACATAAAGGTTCTGTAGTTGAGGATATGAGCAAGGCAGAGTGGTGCATGGATAAGGCTCATGAGCTTAAATCTAAGCGCAAATGGAAGATTTTCGACAAGATTGTTTATAAATTCATGCCAATGTTTCTTAAGGGCCTGTATACATAGATAATTTTATTTTGTATGTTTTACGGAATACTCTTTGCTGACCGATGCTCAATGGTAGTCTCAATAGTGTTTTTAGTTCTTGCGTGCATAGCTGAGTCGGTATTGAAAGAAAATGAAGATAATTAGATTTTGAGGTGTAAATCATGCTTGTACTAAAAATTGCAACAACAGTATGGATGGCATTAATTGCTTTTGGAATGGCAAACGCCACATTAAACGGAAAAGTGGGACTTCTTGGTATTGCGGGAATGTTCGGTCAGATACTTGCCATAGCTTTCATGTGGCAGTAAATATAGGGCATTCGCCAAGTGGTAAGGCACGGGATTTTGATTCCCGCATTTCGTTGGTTCAAATCCAACATGCCCTGTTCGGGGTTTTACTTGGTTCCCCCGACATTGGACTTAGTAGTTCCTTTCGCCCTCATAGTGGAAAGCTGTTAAGAGCCGTCACAAGGCTCGTGAGGGTTTAATCGTGTATAATCCCACAATACACGAGCGTGAAAATCAACCTGTCGTAAAGACATCTGTAACAGGCAGAGTAGACATATATACCCCCTTTAATTAATTGTTAAACTAGGGCAACTCAAATCATATGAGTCTTAGGTGAGGTGCAATCCCTCACATGTCCTTTGCTGTAGGTTTCGTTAGTTCTTTTCCTACAGCACATACAAATTTATATCTCCGGAGGGTGTAGCCACTCCTTAGACTTCACCCTCATTATTGGCTTGTAGTTCAACAGGTAGAACACTTGACTGTTAATCAAGTAGTTGTAGGTTCAAGTCCTATCAAGCCAGCTTGCAGATATTTCTGCAAATAGGGGTTCTGCTTTCCCCCTTTGTTGAATTTTTTCATGCAGAGGCAAAACTAGCCTAATTAGTTTTGCCTTACTATCGGCATGTAGCTCAGTGGTAGAGCAGTCGGCTATTAGCTGATGTGTCGTGGGTTCGATTCCCAACCTTGCCGATTAATTATTGGTTCAAGTAGGCGACAAGGCTTGATTAAATGGGCGGTACAGAAAATGCGCTGCTAAGTCCTGCCAATAAATTATTTGCCGATATGGGATAATGGTATTCCAATAGCTTGCTAAGCTATCCAACAGAAATGTTGTTCGTGTTCGATTCACGATGTCGGCGCTAACTTACGACAGGCTATAAGAGTCAGCCGTAAGCGGTATAAAAAGTCCGCATGAATCTGTACAAAATGTAGCGACAAAAGCAGTTTCAGTATAACAGTCACGCTACGGCTGTTATATATGGCGAAATAGCCAAGTGGTAAAAGGCAACAGACCGCAAATCTGTGACCGCCAGTTCAAATCTGGCTTTCGCCTTGCTGATGTGTGGCGAAATGGGTAAACGCTATTGCCGTAAGATAATTCGTTGAAACCGGCAACTTAGATGACGAGAGTCGCGACAATCATGTGTGGTTCAAATCCACACCACATCAAGTGGTCGGGTAGCTCCCGAATAAGCAGGCGTTGCAGTAGCCCCTGCTGAAATAATTAAAATGCTTGTGTTGGTTGATTTGTGAACAAGATGGCAGATAGCGTAATGAAGTGCCATAAATACTTTCCAACACAAGAAACTGCATAACGGATAGTAGTTCAGTTGGGAGTAACACTTGATTCATTCAAGTAGTCACAGGTTCAAGTCCTGTCTATCCGATTACAACAAACTAGCTTGACGAAGCGAAAAGCAGAACTACGACTGCCTGTTTGTTGTTATTACTAATCGTAGAATTGAGCGGATAAGGCGGACGCTCTTATTATCTTTCGTAGGAGGTAATTTATGACAGTAAAAGATTTATTTAATTCAAAAAACACACTGCAAGTAGATATTGGATTAGCAGAACAAATAGGATTACACAATTCAGTAGTCTACACAGAAATCAAAAAAGCTAAAAAAGAAAACAACATTGATTTGTTTAATAAACAGGATTTAGTTTTTGTTCAAAAGAAGTATTTACCATTCTTTTCGATAAAAACAATACAAAGGTCTTTAGAGTTTCTTCTCAATAAAGGCTATATAACAGCAGATAAGATAAAACTGGAAGAAGCAAAAGAAATTGTTTTAAAAAACAAACATAACTGCAAGTTTAAATGCGAATGGTGTGGTTGCGGTTGCAATGTTATAAACGAACACCATTATCCAATACCAAAATCAAAGGGCGGAACAAAAATTGTAAGGATATGCCCTAATTGTCATTATGAATTTCATTCTTTATACAAAATCAGTAGAAAGGATGGTGTTTAATATGGCAGAAGTTAGAATTAAAAAAGCTGTAATCAGAGAAGATTTATTATCAATAACAAACGATTATAGAAAAGCAATTATCCTCAATCAGTTTATCTATTGGTCTGAAAGAGTTTCAGATGCCGATAAGTTTATCAAGAAAGAAAATGAGATTGCGAAGAACAATGGAGAAGAAGAAAGAGAGCTTTTCTATGGTTGGATATATAAAACAGCCGAAGAATTAGCCGATGAGGTTATGTTAGGTTTATCTGCAAGTCAGATAAGAAGATATATCAGTGATTTGGTGGATATGGGTTATATCTCAAAGCGAAATAACCCTAAATATAAATGGGATAGAACATTGCAATATAGAGTAAATCTTGTAAATATTGCAAAAGACCTTAAAAAGAATGGCTATCCATTAAGCGATTACAAAATTGAAATACCGGAAAATGAAAAATTCAATGCGCATGAGTGCGCAATCAATAATGAGCCAATGGAAAATCAAACACAAGTCAGTGACGAAGCAATACCAAAGAATACTAACATAGATTACTCAAACAGAGATTATGATTCAGAGATTACAAGAGAGGTACATACATCAACTAACATTGATGGAAAGGTACATACATCTGCTTCCGAGAAACAGACGGCAAGAGCCACCCGACAGGATATGCAAGCAAAGAAAGATGATATGGTCTATAGGTTCTCTGAAATCTGCGACAACAACATTGAAAACAAGACAGTCGGAGAAGTAGTCAAAAACGCATTTTGCAGATACATGAACCTGTATGAAACATATTTTGCAAAGGTTCACCCAATCTTGACCGATAAAACTCTGACTAATGTATGCCTGTCACTTTCTAATGTGACCGATACGGAGCATAATCACTTTGAGTGGACAGATGTTTACCTAGCAGACGAAACAGGGCTTACTGGGCTTGATAGAATGGTTAATGAGCATTTCAGACGAACACATAGAAGAGAGACTAACTACTCGATAACACATTTTGCTAAAAGCGACTATCTGCTACAGTTGGCTCAAGGCATTATTGAGTACTAAACGGAGGTATAAGTATGGCAAAAGGAGTTAAGACACGAAATATTGAATCATTCCGAGAGGGATTGATGGAATACGCATATGGCAGATGTTCACAGGCACAAGCTGCAAAGATAGCCGGTATGAGCGTGCCGACATTTAGGAAATACGCAAATATGCATTTTTTAGGTATTCCGTTTCCTGACACACTGTTTAAGGCAAAGGAAGAATAAGCAATGAGCACAAACTGTGTGAACTGTGGCGCACCGATTGACAGAAAACTTAAAAAATGCCCTTATTGTGGTACACCTTATGACTACAGTGGCTTTAATGCAAGTTTTGAAAATGCGCTTGGAACTATCTCTATTGCGGGGAAAGAATATCAAGTGTATTTAGACAAATGTGAGGTAAACATAATTAATATGGGGTGTGGCAGAGGCATAGACGGAATGCTTCACGGAGACAAAATCGTTAGCAAACGAAAATTTACTTTGATTGAGGTGTGATATGTGCGAGTTTTGTTGCAAAATAGGAAAATTGGAAAAAATCAAGCAAGGAGCTTTTAGAGGCGGATATTATCCCGAAAAAAATGAAACACAAATTGTTGAATTTGAAAATGCATTTCATTTATTTGTCGGATGTAGCGACCCTTTTATGGCTGGAATTGAAATCGAAGATATAAAATTTTGCCCTATCTGCGGTAGAAAGTTGGTGGAAGAATGATATCGTACAAAATAGCATTGTTTATTTACTATCTCTTATCGTTATGGCTCATAAAGAAATCCAAAAATATTAGAGAAGTCGCAGAAACGGGGTTTTTAAGTATTATATTTCTTTTGACAATGATTGTAGCGAACATTTAAGCATATAGAATAGGCGGTGAAAGAATGAAACATCAAAAAGAATGGCGCACTTGTGACAGGTGCGGAAAAGAGATAAAAGTAGGGCTATTGGGTACAAACTCAATCACGAGAAATGGCGTATTGAATACAACCTACGATTTATGTAATGAGTGCATGGAAGATTTTTGGGGGTTTATGAGAAATGAAACTGACAGTCGGAAATAGCGTATATGAAATGACGGCAGAACAATTAAAAGCAGTTTTACATGTTGCAAGTAAACAGGTTCCATTTGGAATTTATGCAGTCAGCAAAAAAGGCATAGCTATTCTTTTGAAGGAAACCTATTCCACCCATGAGGAGCTGAAAAAGGCTGTTTCTGATTATGCGATGAAAGGATTTAAGGTTTATTACAATGAGTATGGCAGAAGTAATTAAATCAATAGAGCGTGAAGCACTTAGAGAAGCACAATCACAGGAAATAAGCGGTAGAAATGGCAAACGTATAGATTGTTCCACTTTAGAAGATGAACCTGTTATCGAGGCAGATAATGGAGCAGACAAAGAGTAAGAATGTGGAGGACTAGAACGGATGAAGATAATTCAAAAAGGCAACTTAGATTTTGTCAATAAGCCTTTAAAATTCAGTTGTAAAAATTGCTATACCATTTTTGAAGCAAACAATAGAGAATATGAGTATTGTGGCGACCAACGAGAGGGCGATAACTGGAAATGCAAATGCCCTTTGTGCCACAAAACGGTTTATTACAGCTAAATAATGATTGCTGATTATCAACAGAAAGGGGAACATATTATGGCTGATTTGAAAATATTTACAGAAAATATAGAACATAAAGCATTAAATCAGATATATACGCTTGTAAAACAGCCAGCATTTTCGGATTGCAAGATAAGAATTATGCCGGATGTTCATGCAGGAGCAGGGTGTGTTATCGGATTTACTGCTGATTTAGGAGAAAAAGTAATACCGAATATTGTTGGAGTTGACATAGGCTGTGGGATGCTTACTACAAACTTGGGGAATATTGATATTGATTTTGAGAGATTAGATAACATCATTAGAGAATATGTTCCAAGTGGTAGAAAGGTTCATGAAGAAGAAAACTTATCTGTTGCAAGTGATATTATTGAAAAATTGTATTGCAAGGAGCAGTTGAAAAATATAAATTGGTTGAAAAGAAGTTGTGGCACGCTGGGAGGCGGCAATCATTTTATCGAAGTTGATAACGATAGCAATAATAATAAATATCTTATTATTCATTCGGGAAGTAGAAATGTCGGAAAGCAAGTCGCAGAAATATATCAGCAAATGGCGATTGATGATATTTCGGGAAAATCGAATTTCAAACAAGATAGTGAGAAATTGATTTCTGAATACAAAAAATGTAAAAGAGAAAGAGAAATCAGCAAGGCTATCAAAGAATTAAAGCAGTCCTACGAAGCAAATACAACTAAAATCCCTAGAGAGTTATCATATCTTGTTGGAAAACATAGAGAAATGTATTTGCACGATATGAAATTATGTCAAGAGTTTGCGGAAATTAATAGAAGAGCCATTCAGAGCATTATTTGTTACTATATGGGGTGGGAAGTTACAAAAGAAACTGAACGATTTCAAACGATTCACAACTACATTGAACACGATACAAATATTGTCCGTAAAGGTGCTATTTCTGCAAAAATGGGGGAAAAGGTACTGATACCAATAAACATGCGTGACGGTTGCATTTTGGGAATTGGCAAGGGAAATGAAGATTGGAATTATTCAGCGCCGCATGGAGCAGGGCGAACAATGAGCAGAACAAAGGCAAAAGAAAGCATTTTGCTAGAAGAGTATCAAAAAGCAATGGACGGAATATTTACAACATCTGTAAATACATCTACGATTGATGAAAGCCCTATGGCATATAAAACAATGGATGAAATAATTGGAAATATAAAAGATACCGTTGAAATAGTTGACATTATAAAACCGATTTACAATTTCAAAGCAAACGAATAAAAACAATTACCGGCTACAGATTGATTGTAGTCGCTACCCTAAAACAGTTATAGGCAGAGGTCTATAAGCACCTTTGCTTTTTAAAAGTGGAGGTGCTTTTCTTATGGCTAGTCAGAGCCTTATTTCCACAGTAAACGGATATGAAAACTACATAAAGGATAAAGGAAAAGACGAGCAAGTAATTAATGCCTATGTAGACGCTTGTAGTGTAGCCATAAACGGCGAGAAAGATATTGAGTATGGACTACAACTCACTAAGAGGGCAAAAGAGCTTATAGAGGGCTTCTGCACGGCTAAAACAGGTGGCACGATTTGGGATTTGGAAAAATACGCATTCGACCACAAAACCACATATGAGCTGATAAACAAAAAATATGAGGTTTTGCTACTTGAAGCCCAAAACAAAATAGTTGACAGCTATTTTCAGTACATAGAGAAAAAGCGTGAGCCTAAAGACAGATTTTATATGCCACGTAGAAAACAACTAATCAAAATCGGGCTTGTGGACGCACTGCAAGGCATGATTGATGATAAATACGACATATTGTGCGTGAGCCTAGTGCCTGGAGCTGGAAAGAGTACGATTGAGAAATTCTTTCATTCGGCAGTTGCCGGTTGGTTTCCAAAAGACTACAGCCTATTTTATTCACATAGTGGTGACATTACACGAATGTACTACGATGGAGTGTACGACATTGTTACCAATGATGATGATTATGCATGGCATGACATTTTTCCTAAACTATCAGTTACAAGCACGAATGCCAAAATGGAGCGATTCAATATTGGCAAATACAAACCTTTTCCGTCAGTACAATGTACTTCTGTTGGAAGCAAGAATGCCGGAAAAGTCCGTGCAAGTAAATTTTTGCTAGTTGATGATATGATAGGCGGAATTGAGGAAGCCTTAAACCCCACAATACTTGATAAGTTGTGGGATAAATACGCAGTAGACGCAAGACAGCGTAAGACACAAGATACGGACGGAAAGCCGTGTAAAGAGATACATATTGCCACTCGTTGGAGCGTACATGATGTTATCGGACGCCTTCAAAATATGTATGTCGGAAATCCAAGAGTCAAAACAATATCGGTTCCCGATGTAGACCCGGTGACAGGGGAAAGCAATTTTGATTATGAGTATGGTGGTTTTACGAAAGAGTTTTTTGCCGACCAACAATTGCTCATGGACGAAATCTCTTACCGATGTTTGTATAAACAGGAACCTATCGAGCGTGAGGGTCTATTGTTTCCCGATGATAAAATCCGCAGATACCTCAATCTGCCACATGGTGAACCGGAAATTATCACAGCTCAATGCGATACAAAGGGAAAAGGCACAGACTATTTTGTTATGCCAATACTGCAAAAATATGGCGAGGACTATTACTGCATTGATTGCGTGTGTGATAATACGGCAGACTATGAAATGCAGTATGAAAACGCATCAAACACATTAGTCAATAATCAAGTACAAGAGTGCGAGTTTGAGCGTAATGCCGGTGGTGACAGAGTGGCTATGGAAGTTAATAAGAGAGTTGAAAACAAAGGGTGGATATGCAACATCACTGATGTACCGACAGAGACAAATAAGGAAGCACGTATTTTTCAGTGTTCTAACTGGATTTTACAACATATTATTTTCAAAGACCAATCACGTTATAAGCCCAATGAGCCTTATGGAGTAATGGTATCACTGCTGAAACGATATTCAGTAACAGGCAAAAAACAGCTCGATGATGTTCCTGACGTTTTTTCAAACTTTGCCTTAAGAATGACGCAAGGCAGTAGAATAGCAAAGGTTGAAGCAGTACACAATCCGTTCAGAGGAGGACTTTATTAATGAATACAAAAACTTACTTAAATCAAATCAGCAGATTAGATAAAATGATACAAAATAAGCTGTCTGAAATATACCGGCTTAAGACAATAGCATGTAGCGTTACTGTTTCAACGGACAAAGAGGCGGTTGATGTTTCGTCTGACAAAGATAAATTAGGCAGTACAGTAACTAAAATTGTGGACTTGGAAAAAGATACAGACAGACTTGTTGATGAATTTATGAGAAAAAGAAACCATATTATCAGCCAAATTGATAGTATGGAGAATACTGACTATTATCATGTACTCTCAATGAGATATGTCAATCAAAACACTTTTGAAGAAATCGCGCAGGCTACAAATTGGAGCATAAGAAAAATATTTACAATCCACGGCAGAGCCTTGCAAGAGTTTGAAAGGCTTTACGGAAAAGAATATCTTGAAAATGTGCAGTAGTGTGCATAGTTTTACATATCATTGCATATATACACTTAAAAAATTGACAGTTATAATATAACTATGAAAAAATCGTAATTCGTTCATTGCGAAAATCTCTTTTAGAAATGGCACTCACAGATTGTGGGTGCTATTTTTTGTGAAGCGAGGGTAACATGAATAATCAGAATATTAATATTGTACCAACAGGAAAACGAAGTGTAATGTGCCCTCGTTGCGGAAAGCTATTAACGTGGGTAAATAAAAACGATAAGAAGCACCACAAAGTAATGTGTACGCACTGCCGTAAATGGATATGGCTTTGGGCTGGCACACAAGAATTTCAGATAAAAGAGGTTCCACAGAGAACTTCTGCAAGTGGCATGAGGTTTTATTGATGTATAGATATGCTCATAAAAATGTAAGACCTTTTTCGGCTGTTTGCCACAATAATTACGGCAGACAGGTTATTTTCACGCGTAAAAGGCAAATCACAAAAAATAACATAATCGAAGAACTGAATAAAGCACTTGTAATTCACGAGCAAAACGCTATTGAGATTGAGTATCTTGACAGATACTATCGTGGTGACCAACCGATTTTGTATCGGCAAAAGGTAAATCGCCCGGAAATCAATAACAAGATTGCTGTAAATCTTGCATATGAGCTTGTTGAGCGCAAAACTGCAGAAATGTGTGCCGAGCCAATCCAATATGTGCTGCGTGGCACCGATAACCACAAGTCAGAGGAAATCACACAGCTTAACATCACAATGGATTCAGAAAGCAAACAGGAGTGCGATATAGACATACATCGTTGGAGAAGCATATGCGGTACCGGCTACAGATTCATCGGTAATGATGACGGACAAGGACAGTTGCTTGATGAAAGTGATTTTTATTTATCGTCTGAAAATCCAATGTATACCTTTGTAGCATACTACTCAAACGGACGTCCGGCATTCTCTTGTCAAATCGGAGAGGATGAGAACGGAGCAAATATTTATTATGTGTTCACCGACAATGAGTGGTTTGATATTCGCAACGACAAGATTTATGCAAGCGGAACAAACGGCAATAGAGCAATTCCGGTGATTGAATATCCAAACAATGCAAGACGATTATCTGATATTGAAATGACTATTGCAATCACAGACGCTATCAACGTGCTTACATCGGACAGAATTAATGGTGTCGAGCAGTTTGTGTCTGCATGGGTGAAATTCGTTAATTGCGAGATTGACATAGATACATTCAGAAAAATGCGACAAGAGGGAGCATTGGTAGTTAAATCTAACAATGGTTCAGACAACAAGGCTGATGTTGATGTAATGACGAGCGAACTTAATCAGACAGAGGGGCAAGTGGTATTCACTGACCTTTTTGAAAGGTTTTTAAGTATTCAAGGTCTTGCAAATCGTCAAGGCAACACAGGCGGTGACACCGGCTCGGCTGTAGAACTGCGAAACGGACATTATGATGCCGGACTTAGGACAGCTATTAATGAGCCTATCCTCAAAAAATCGGAGAGAATGGCACTTAGACTTATTCTTAACAGGCTGAGAATTAATAAGGACTTTACGCTTATGCCTAGCGATGTTGAGATACACATTAATCATAATAAGCTAGATAACATGCTTGTTAAGGCAGAAGTACTTGAAATATTACTTAGGTGCGGTATCAATTACAAGAGAGCCGTCAAGACGATTGACATGTTTAGCGACCCTGAACAAGTCACTCTTGAAAGCGCTAAACGGATGGAAATGTTATTCCCGGAAGAACAGCCGACAACAGCTACGCCTAACAATAATAACGATGATAAGACAGCCGATGAATAATTGGCTGTCAATTTATTTTGGAGCTTGATATGGCAGATGAAATCCACGCACTTAACAAAAATGAAATACAAGGCATAGATTATGACACATATTTTGGTGAGATGGATTTGACGGACGAGGAAAAGGAAGATAGAAAAAAGCTTGCTGAAAAGTTTGAGAAAATCTTTGTTATGCTATTTGCCTTGTTATCCGGCAAGGAAGAAACAGAGATAACAACTATCACCAAAGAATTTATCATCAGATATGAGAGCATTGCCACGCAGTATTGCAAAGCAAAGAAAACACCCTCATACATTACAGACTATGCCCGGTACATTGTGAATGAGGTGGTTGACGCCACCACACAAAATACTGAAGTAGAGTATTTTACTTCACAGAAGCGAGCAAAAAATGTAGCTGCGAATGAAGCTAATGCAGTCGGCAATTACAGATTGCAAACCGAAATGGTGAAACAAGGTTACAAAACAAAAGAGTGGCGCTCAAAAGAAGATTCACATGTCAGACCTACACATGCAGATGTTGACGGAAAGAGAATTGATATTTTTAAGCCGTTTGAGGTTGGAAATTCACTGATGATGTTTCCGAAAGACCACTCTTTAGGGGCACAGGTAAAAGAAATAGCAGGGTGTAGATGCAGTCTTAAATATTACAAATAATAAGCAACTTGTAAGGAAAACTTATAGGTTGCTTTTTATTATACAAAATTTGCAGTTGTGCGTTAAACAACAGAAAAACTCGGCTGGTGCGACCAGTGATAACAAAAGCGTGAGTTACGGAGGTAATGAAATGACAAGAAATGATGTTTTGAAGCTTTTCCCAGACGCAACGGATGAGCAGATAACAAATCTGCTTAACAAAAGCGGTGAGGAAATGGCAAGAGAGAAAGAGAAAGCCAATCAGTATAAGGCTAAAGCCGACAAAGCTGACGAGCTACAGACACAGCTTGACGAGCTACAGGCTGGCAACATGACAGAGCTTGAAAAGGCAAATAAAGCCCTAGAGACAGCCAATCAACAGATTGCCAAGCTACAGAAAGATAATGCCGTCAGAGATTTACGAGAGAGTGCAATGTCTGATTTTGGCATTACTGCAGAACAGGCAAAGACAGTAGTAAAAGAGGATGGTTCTTTTGACACGGCAGTTCTTGGAAAAATTATGTCCGACAAAGAAGCCAATGCGATAGCAGAGTATGAGAAAAATGCACTCAAAGGTACTCCTAATCCAAACAATGGCGGTAACAATAATGATGGTGATACAGGAAATAAGACAAATGCTGAAAAGATAGCAGAAAGCCTTATATCTGACACACCTAAGAGCAACAACATTTTATCACATTACATTCAGTAATAACAGGAGGTAAAAAATGGCAAAGGAAATGAATATGCAGTATGAAAAGACTTCATACGCTGGAGATGTTCAGATTTTAAAGAGAGAGCCTAATGAGGCAATCCCACTGACACTTGATTTTGATGGTGTAACAACTACAAATGCACAGGGCAAGAAGATTGTCAAAGCGGGTACACCAATCGGAGCAACCGGCAAGGCTGACAACACAGCCCCAGTAGTAGGCATTTTAAGGTTTGATGTAACAGAGGACAGACCACAGGGAGTACTGCTTAAGAAAGCATATCTTAACACAAAGGTAGCAGAAGCACACTCAGGCGTTACATATGACGAAACAGTTAAGACAGCTCTTCCAATGATTGTATTTGAATAATAACAGGAGGTAAACAGATGTTAATTAATGAAGTATTAGACAGCAAGTCTATCGCATTATCAGCAACAGAAAACGCTAGTAATCAGATACCTTATCTCGGTTTACAGTGGTTTCCGGAGAGAAAGAAACAGGGGCTTGATTTAAGCTGGATTAAGACACATAAAGGACTTCCAGTATCACTTGCACCATCCAACTTTGACACAATCCCAACAATTAGAGTTAGAGAGGGATTAAGCAAGGAAAAAACACAGATGGCATTTTTCCGTGAGGGAATGACAGTTGGTGAAGAGGAAATGTTTGAAATCGAGCGTATTCAATCAGCAGATGACCCTTACCTTGCAAGTGCTTTATCAAGCGTATATGACGATACTAACAACCTTGTAAGCGGTGCGGAAGTTGTACCTGAGCGTATGAGAATGTCACTTCTTGCAACAAGCGCGGGCCGCCCGGTAATCGCCATTGTGAGCGATGGTGTTCAGTACGCTTATGATTACGATAAAGATGGCTCATACACAAAAGACCATTACGCAAAGTTATCCGGCACAAGCATGTGGAGCGATACAGCTAATTCAAAGCCACTTACAGACCTTAACAATGCAAGAAAGAAGTTACAGAAGCAAGGCAAGATTGCTAGATATGTGCTTATGAACAGCAATACATTTCAGTATTTGCTTGATAATGCACAGATAAGAAACTCAATCCTCGCACAGAACCTTACAGCAACTATTGATGTTGACGATGATACTGTTATTTCAGTAGTGCAGAAGAGAACAAAGCTCACTATCGTACTTTACGATAAGATGTACATTGATGATGATGGCAAGGAGCAGTACTTCTACCCGGATAACAAGGTTACACTTCTTCCGGAGGGAAGTCTCGGTAGCACTTGGTTTGGTACTACACCGGAAGAAAGAACTGCAAGACAGGTAGCTGATGTAGATGTAACAGTATATGGTGTGGGTATCACAGTTGCTACAAAGACAGAGTACGGACCACCTATGAAGATGTCAACATTTGCTTCCGAGGTTGTTCTTCCATCATATGAGAATATGGATAGCACATTCGTATATGAGGTTCATAGCGAAGAGTAGGGGGTGCAACTATGAAATATCCATATATAGTGATTCATAATGGTAAATGGTATAACGCTGGCGAAGAGGTTCCGGAAAATAATAATTCCGGAGCTTCTTTTGATTATAGCAAGACAACCATTAATCGCATGTCTACATCTGATTTACAGGCTTTTGCCACAGAACAAGGTATAGACAATGCAGAAGAACTTACAGGAGCAAAGCTAAAGAAACTGTTAATTGAAAAGTTTGGATTATAAGGAGCTTAGCATGGAATACACCACATTAGAGCAAGTCAAAATCAGACTTAAACAATTTCATATTGAAACTGTCACAAACGATGATGAAACAACATCTGATGTGGTTGTATTCGATAAAAAGGAAGATAACCCACTCATTGAACAGCTCATTAAGCAAGCCACGGAAGATGTAAAGGCAAAAAGGTGTTATCCAGACACTTTCACTGATGATGATATAACTGCCGATTTAAAGCAGTTTGAAAATGTTGTTATCAATCTTGCTGTCTACGACCATTCACAAGCTGGTGAGAACTATATGAGCGCATTGAGTGAGGGCGGAGTGAGCCGTACATGGAAAGACAGAGATAAGCTGTTTGTCGGAGTATTTCCTTTTGTCAAAGTACTATAAGCAAAAGAAGATTGTGCGTTACCATTTTACTGATGTCGGTAACATGGTAGCAGGCGGTACACATTAAGTGGTGGTGGGCGGTGTGCCAATTACTAAAGACGAAAGGCTGTAAGATGAATAATTTAATCTATCAGACATACATTATTGCCTTGCCAATCGTTCTGACAGCACTTTTGGGTTATATTGTTTGGCTTTTACAAGAGCAGAAAAAGCAAAAAGCGATAGACACAAAAGAAAGAAACGAGCGCATTGAAGAGGAAAAGAAGCTACGACAAGCGAACGGAAAAGGTACAATGTTACTTTTACGAGTACAGCTTATCGAATACCATGATAAGTACATGAAGCTTGGCGAAATTCCCTCATATGCGTATCAGAATTTTTGCGAGATGTATGACGCATACCACGCACTTGGTGGTAATGGCATGGTAACAAAAATGAAAAATGAGATTGAGGAAATCCATTTAGGTAAAGGAGGAAAAAACTGATGGACTTTACACAAGTACCTACGGTAGTTGCCATTATGGTAATTACTTATTTAATCGGATATGCTTCAAAGCAGATACCACAGGTCAAAGATAATATTATTCCTATTATCGTAGGTGTGGCCGGTGGAGTACTCGGCATTGTTGGAATGTTTGTAATTCCCGGTTATCCGGCAAACAACATTCTTGATGCAATAGCGGTTGGCATTGTGTCGGGCATGGCAAGTACCGGTGTTAATCAGATTTACAAGCAGATAAAGAAAAATGCTTGACATTAATAAACAAGCCATGAAATACGCGCTTCAAGGTCAAACTGTCACAGTCTATGACAAAGACGAGGACGGAAATCTAAAGTTTTACGAAACAGAGGACGGAGAGAAGATATATTACACCCATGAAGAAACAGGCTTTTCAGAGCCGGTCGATTTTCGGGCGAATATATCGTTTGACGGAGGAGAAGCGCAAAACAAGGAATATGGCTTTAATACGGCTGACTTTGATGCTGTTTTGCTGACAGACAGAGGAGAATACCCTTTTAAAAAGGGCGATGTTATTTGGCTCGATAGCGAGCCTACAAAGGATGCCAACGGATTAGTTGATTCAACTTCCGCAGACTTTACAATAGTAGGAGTGAAGCCCTCTCTTTACTCAGTTAAATACATGCTCAAAGCAGTTGTGAAAGAAGTGTAATTATGAAAATTGACGTTTCTCTGACAGAAAAATCTATACAAGATGCGATAGACAAGCTTGAAAGATACAAAGACCGCTTACAGGACAAGTGCATAGCGTTTGTTGGAGAGCTTGCTAGTAATGGTATAGCCGTAGCACAAGCAAATACAGGCAATTTTGGACACTATATTACATTTAGTTACGAAATTAAAGACACAACAGACGGCTGTACAGCTATTATTCTTGCGACAGAAACAGGGCAGATACAAAGCACATGGCAGACGGCAGATGGACTTAAAACAGTTGATGTATCGCCTTTGCTTATGGCTGAATACGGCTCAGGCTGGAAAGCTAAACCACATTTCAATGACGCAAGGGGCGGTCAGGGCACTTTCCCGGGACAGACACACGCATTCGATAGTGAGGGTTGGTATTGGAGAGACGAAAGCGGAGAATTACACCATTCATACGGCATTACACCTACAATGCCGATGTATCACGCATTTGTAGAAATGGAAAATGACATTATGAGAACGGCACGGAAAAATTTTAGTTGAGGTGAGATAAAGTGGCAAGTCAAAATCAATGGGTATACGACCTTGAAAATCTCACATATGCGATTGTGAAAACCCGATGTGAGAAAAAATTGAAAACTAAATATCCCAAGCTAAAATTCACGCAAGAGGAACAGTCGGACAGTGCAACGGCTAGTTTCCCGACAGTGCTAGTTCAAGCACTCGAACCTATAGAACAGAATGAGGATTTAGAGTGTGAAAGAATAAATACAGTGTTATTTACGGCACAAGTAATTGTTACAACGAATAAAAGCCGTTCAGAAGCCTTGAATGTGGCACAGACAGTGGCTAATGAATACAAAGCTATGTCATTCAAGCTGACAACAACCCCATTCGCTAGAAAAAACGGCAAAATATGGACTGCAACATTACGTGCTAGGCGGTCATTCGATTGGAATGATAGATTATAAGAGCCTTTTGGCTCTTATTTTTTTATGAAAAATTAGGAGGTAATACAAATGGCAACAGGATTAAAAAGTAGAATTGCTTACAAGACACCAACCGCATCTGCCACAAGTGGCGATTATTGGGCTGGAACTTACAAGCTCTTACTTAGAGCAAAATCAATTCCCTCACCATTCGGTTCACAAAACATGGTAGATACTTCAACTCTTGAAGATTTAGTAGAGACGCAGGAAATGGGCAGACGTTCAGCCGGTTCCATGGAAGTTGAGGGGGCTTTTGAGAAGAAGTACAAGGATGAGATGGTAACTAACGAGGGCAAGAAGCTCGACTTTATCATTCTTTATGGTACAGATGGAAAAGGTTCAGAGGGTATCTGTGCTTTTATTGGACAGGAGTCATTCGCCCCAGGTGAGGCATCTGATGACCACTTAACAGGAACTGCGACTGTATCAGTTCAGACAGTGCCTAAGTGGATTGAGGATAACTACGATGTTGCGGTAACAGAGGATGACCAAGGCTATCCAGCAGAAATCACACTCACAAAAAAATCATGAGCCAATCGAAAAAAGCCGTAGCGGTTGGCTATGATGATAGCACGGCTGACAGCGAACTTGAAGAAACAATATAGTAAGGTAATCGAGGCAGTGTTAAAACTGCCTCTTTCCCTATATAAATTAGGGAGAAAGGGAAAAATAAAATGAAAATTAAATTAAACGGAAAAGAATACACAGTTAAATTCGGATATGCACCGGTAGTTAAGAATAAAATTATCCCAAGGCTCGTAGGAATGGAGCAACAGGGCGAGGGTCTTGAAGTCATTGACAACATGCTTGAGTTTTTACCGGAGTTTTTGCTTGTAGGCTTACAGAAATTCCACGCTGACGAATTTGGCTTTGATTTTGACAATAAAGAAGCAAAAGAGAAACAGCTTGTAAAGGTATACGATTTACTTGACGATTACCTTGACCCGGAGAATGAAGAGGGTGGAGATTTACAATCACTCTACAATGATTTGTCAGCAGAAATGGAGAAAAACAGTTTTTTATCAAAGATGCTGGCGAAAGAGGTACAGACAGCCAAGAAGAGACCAATCAAGAAGTAAAAGAGCTTACGTGGGAAGTGTATTGCAACGAAATCCGCCCATATTGGCTGTTAGCAACTAAAGGCTATGGATTTAGCGTTGAGGACATAGACATGTCTTGTCCGGCTGATTTAGAGCCTTATTCAAAGGCTTATATGCTTGCGCAAAAAGAAGCAGACTCCAACATGTGGGCTTGGTGGGGCACATACGGATTAAGCGCAACTCTTACAGCTATCGACAGAGCCTTAAATGGCAACAAGGCAAGAGCAAAATACATCGAAAAATCGTTAAATGAGCAATACTCAAAAGATAACGAGCCTAAATACAAGGAGTCTAATGAGGAAATTGCCGTTTACGAAATGAAGCAACGAATTAACGCATTAAGACAGTCGGGATTACCTGAAAGTCCTGATTAATGAGGTGAAAATATGGCATATAAAGGAATTGACGTATCGTCATATCAAGGAAATATTGATTGGAGTAAGGTTAAGTGGGCTGGGGTGCAATTTGCAATCCTAAAAATAATCCGCAAAGACCTTAATCCGGATAAGACCTTTGAGCAAAACTGGAAAGGCTGTACTGATGTAGGAATGCCGATACAAGGTGTTTACAACTACTCATACGCTACAACAGTAGACAAGGCAAAGACGGATGCGAACAAGGTCATTCAGACGCTTAACGGAAGAAAAACTTTCGTTTGGTTAGATGTTGAAGATAAGTGCCAGCAAGGACTTGGACAGACGCTTATTGACATAATTAACACATATCAGAGTGTTATCAAGAGTGCTGGGCTTAACTTTGGTGTATACACAGGGCTTAGCTTTTACAATCAGTACATTGCGCCATACGCAAATCAGATTAACTGTCCGTTTTGGATTGCGCGCTATCCGTCAACTAAGGGGATGTCTATTGGTGATGAGCCTAATAGTGCAAAGAAGCCTGTTATTCAACATTCTCTGTATGGCTGGCAGTATTCGAGCGCATTTACCTGTAGCGGCCTGAATAACAGCACAGATGCTAACTTACTATACATTGAGCTTAATAAGGGTGATGGAATAGAGAATAGTTCGGCACCAATAGCAACTCCGGTAAAGAATAACGCTTGGAAAGGCAATGAGGAATATTACCTCGATAATGATGATGTAAGAAAATGGCAACATGCCATGAACATCGGATTTGACACAGACGAGCTTAAGGAGGATGGCAAGTTTGGAGCCAATTCACAGAGATTTGCCAAAAATCACAATCTGTGGAGCGGACAGAAGTATAACTGCCCGACAGCCATTAAGTGGTTGAGAAAAACTCTACATGACAAGTATCATTTCTACAAACTTGATACTGATTATAAAGAGTGGAGTGACTACCTCACTAAATGTGTCATGGTATTTCAAAAGAATAGAGGTCTTAAGCAAGATGGATATGTTGGATTGATTACAACATACTATCTGCTCAAAGACTAAATACATGAGAGCTACTTTAGTGTAGCTCTCTTTTTTATTACATACAGGGGGGTGAGAAAATGGCAGAGAGCATTGAGCTTCAAATCAAGTCAGACGCACAACAAGCGACTAGAGCCATAGGCAATTTACAAGCTAAGCTGCAAGGGCTTGGAGATACTCTCAATTCCCTCAATGGTGCAAGCATAAGCAATTTTGCGAGCGGAATGTCACAACTTGCAACATCACTTAGAAGCGTGAGCAGTATTGACACACGTACATTTAGCAAGATTGCCACTAACATGGAAAAGCTTGGCAACCTTGATACTGCAAGGCTTGTCAGCTCGGCAAGCGCCTTAAAGAGCATGGCAACAGAATTGTCAGGCTTTGCGAGCATATCAAAGCAATCAGCAGAAATTACACAGCTAACAGCTTCAATCTCAAAGCTCGGTTCAAAATCAGCCGGATATGCTGCTGACAACATAAGGAACCTTGGCAGCGCCTTGAAAGAGGTAATGACAACATTATCTAACGCACCGAGAGTCAGCAACAATATAATTCAAATGACTAATGCGCTTGCTAATCTGTCACAACAAGGCGCAAAAGTCGGTTCGGCTAGTAGGTCGCTCGTAACAGGATTTTCAAACACAACTAAGTCGATTAAGAGTACAAGAAGTGGATTTAGGGGCTTGGCTTCAACTATCGGTAAGTTTTACGCAACTTATTGGTTGGTTATGCGAGCTGTCGGAAAGCTAGGCAGTGCAGTTGATTTAGCGAGCCAATTAACAGAGGTTCAAAACGTAGTAGATACCACGTTTGGTGACATGGCAAGCAAGGTTGATGATTTTACAAAAACATCAATTCAAGATTTTGGAATGTCGGAGCTGACAGTTAAGCAAATTGCAAGCCGTTTCCAAGCGCTAGGAACTTCCATAGGCATTTCATCAGAACAAGTGGCAAATGGTACGGCTGTGGCAAATAAAGCTCTTATGAGCCAAAATAACACGCTATACAAGACTACAGACAGTATGGCTGATATGTCGCTTAATCTTACAAGGTTAGCTGGCGATATGGCTTCATTTTATGATGTAGACCAAGCTGATGTTGCAAAGAGCTTACAATCCATTTTTTCGGGAACAATAGCACCGCTAAGGAGATACGGACTTGATTTAACACAAGCCACACTTTCAGAATGGGCTATGAAAAACGGATTTGACGCAAATATTAAATCCATGACGCAAGCTGAAAAGGTATTGCTAAGATATAATTATGTCATGGCAAATACGCAAGCTGCACAGGGTGATTTTGCCAAGACCGCAAATACCTGGGCTAACAGTGTAAGAGTCCTTAAGCAAGAGTTCCAAGCATGGGGCAGTATCATAGGTAGCGTAGTAATCAATGCTTTAAAGCCATTTGTCCAAGCCTTAAATAAGGTAATGCTCAAAGTTATCAGTTTCACAAGAACTGTAGCTGACGCACTCGGAGCAATCTTCGGATGGACTATCGAGATAAGCGGTCGCGGTGCCACGGCTGACGGCATGGAGGACATAGCTGACGGAGTAGGCGATATTGGTGATAACGCTGATAGTTCCAATAAGAAAGCGCAAAAACTGAAAAAGACATTGCTTAGTATAGACGAGATACACGCGCTTGATGACAACAGCGATAGTGGCAGTGGTGGCGGTTCAGGCAGTGGCGGTTCAGGTGGCGGTGGAGCTGACAGTGGTGTTAATAGTTCGCTGAAAAAGACAGATGGACTGCTTGAAAAATACAAATCATCAATCAAAGACCTTTACTCGCTCGGAAAGTACATCGGTGACGCTCTAGCGAGTGCTATGGAGAGCATTGATTGGAAGAAGATATATCAGAAAGCTGACAATTTCGGAAAAGGACTTGCAGACTTCCTTAATGGCTTAATCAGCCCAAGACTCTTTTATGATTTGGGTGCAACAATAGCCGGTTCACTGAACACAGCTTTGCATTTTCTCAATTCATTCGGTACAACATTCGACTGGACTAATTTTGGCTTGTCGATTGCTAACGGCATTAATGGATTTTTTGAGAATTTTGATTTTGCGTTACTAGCAAAAACTATTAACGCATGGGTGCAAGGAATATACACCATGCTAACCACGGCAATTAAAAATGTGTCGTGGAAAGACATACTTAAAGGAATTACGGACTTTTTAAGCAATTTAGACATTAAAACTGTTGAGATAATAGTTGGCACATTGCTGATAAAAAAGATAATTTCGTTAAAATTGGGTTCAGTGGCACTCGCTTTTATTGGAAAATCATTATCAAAAGCAATAGCACAGGCAATAGCTTCAAAAATTGGATTTGAGCTTGTAGAAGGAGCTGGCATTGGAACGGCAATAATGCAAGCATTTAAAACGATTTTCGCCTCATTGTCAACTAATCTTGGATTGCTCATAGAGGGATTATTTAGTGGCTTAAGCTTGGGTGATGCAATAACAGCCGCATTCGGAACAGGGGCAGTAGACCTATTAGCAACAATTGGTTCTGCTTTTTCGGCAATAGCCGGAACAATTTTATCTATTGTAAATTTTGTCAAAATGCTAAAAGACGGATTTAGCTGGGTGAATGAGCTTTTAATGGTAATAGGTGTTGCATTAGCCACAATCGGAGCAATATTAGCTGGTGTGGCAGCATTGCCGGCGGTAATTGTTGGAGCAATAGTGGCAGCAGTATCAACAATCGTTGTTTTAGTAAAAGATAATTGGAACACAATTTGTGAACTATTTTCAACGGCTGGCGAATGGTTCAATGGAAATGTCATTGAGCCTGTAGTTTCGTTTTTTAAAGATATGTGGAAAACCATAAGTGGCTTTTTCGGCTCTCTATGGAAAGACATAGTAACTGTGTGGCAAGGAGCTTCGAAATGGTTTAGTTCCACAGTAATTGAGCCGATAGTTGGCTTTTTTAAAGGCTTTGCTACACGAGCACAACAGATTTTTCAAGGTGTTTGGATAATAATTCAAGCAATTTGGATAGTAGCTTCAAGCTGGTTTAATAATAATGTGATTACTCCAATTTCAAATCTGTTTAACTTTTTAAAAACGTTTATACAGACAACGATACAGACAGCAAAAGATTTTGTATTTTCAACATGGCAAGGGGTGGCAAGTTGGTTTAGCGGTACAGTAATACAACCGATTTCAAACTTTTTTAATATGTTGAAAGCTGGCATAACATCGGCACTTAGCGTAGCAAAGAACTTTGTTATATCTACGTGGCAAGGAGTAGCGAGTTGGTTTAATGGCAATGTTATTTCACCTATCACAAACTGCTTTAATATCATGAAAAACGGAATTACAAACGCGTTTAATTATGTGTGGAGTTCAATAAGAGGCGGCGTTACAGGAGCCATGAACTACGTTATTTCTAAAATAGAAAACGGCGTTAATTTTGTTGTCAGTGGAATTAACTCTTTATTAAGAGGATTTAACAAAGTTGTTTCTATGGCCGCTAAGGTGGCTGGTGCAAATTGGAACGGAGTATCGTTAGTCCCGAAAGTGCACATTCCAAGGCTCGCTAGTGGTGGAATTTTCCCAAGGGGAGAGGACGGCATGGCTTTTATTAATCACAATGAGTTAGTCGGTAAATTCTCAAATGGTAGAAATGTAGTTGCAAACAATCAACAGATTACAGAGGGAATTAAACAGGCTGTCATGGAGGGCATGGCACAAGTAATGATGAACTCTAATGCCGGCGGAAACTCTGCACCTATCATTGAAAACGTGTTCAAATGCGACAGCGAAACGCTCTATCGCATGACACAGGTAGGTAAAGCAAAGCATGGACAACGATATATTGTAGCAAATGAATTTGGCTAAGACACTCACCCTTGCGTGGGTGTCTTTTTGCGAGGTAACAATATGGCAATGATGTTAGTAGACGGAGTGGAATTACCTACTCCATCAAGCTTTGAATGGAGCTTGATTGATGTGTCTGCAAGTGATAGTGGACGAACACAAGACGGCAAAATGCACAAGAATAGAATAGCGCAGAAGCGACAGCTTAAATTGTCGTGGAATGGTACAGACAAGGCTAGGACAGCAAAGATACTTCAAATGGTGAACCCCGAATATATCAGAGTGACATATCCTGACGCTATGAGTGGCACTGACGAAACACGTACATTCTATGTAGGTGACAGAAGCGCACCTATCAAGATATGGACTGTTGGCAATAAGAGGTATGAGGTATTAAGCTTTCCTCTCATAGAAGAATAAGGCGGTGATTAAATGCTAAACGTATCAGCTAAATGGCAAAGGGCAGTAATGCTTGACAACGATATAAACGTAAATTGCTTTGCCGACATAGTTACAACTAATGGTGAAAAAATCCCTGTTAGTGATAGTGAGTTGTGGGCGAATGGCTTTGAGGTCAATGACTCAACATCGAGCAATGGCACTTTCACAATCGGGGCTTTGATTGCCGGAAAACTGAAAATTAAGCTGAATAACATTTATGAAGATTACAACAAGTATGATTTTGATAAGGCAAGCGTAACAGCATATGTTTCAAAAAGCTTTTCTGATGGCACAAGTGAAAAACTAAAAATCGGTGAGTATAGAGTCAGCGAAACAAGCTATGACGGCTCACTCATAACGCTTACTTGCCTTGACAATATTAACAATTTCAATCGTGAGTATGATAGCAATTTAAGCTACCCTACGACAGCGTATGAGGTAGTCAGAGACGCTTGTATTAAGTGTGATGTACCTTTTACTATGGCGAGATTCGATAACTCTGATTACGTGATTAACGAGATACCGAGTGATAATCAAAAGCTCACATATGGACAGGCTATAGCTTACATTTTGCAGTTAAGCGGATTATGGGGCAAATGCGGTCATGATGGCGAATTGCTTATCGAGTGGTATGATATGAGCCAGTTTGGGAGCCAAAATTACAATGGCGGAACTTTTAGCACAAAAACTACACCATACTCTGACGGAGACAGCGTTGATGGTGGAAAGTTCACCGACTATTCAAGTGGAGATAGTGCTGATGGTGGAACATTCACGGAGGCGAGAAATTACCACAATATTTACACGCAAAAAGACTTGAATGTTGCGACCGATGATGTTGTTATCACCGGGGTAAAGGTAACTGTAACCTCAAAAGAGGACAAGACAAAAGATGTTAATGCTCTTGCCGGAAAAGAGGAATATGTAGTCTCAATCTCTGACAATCCCTTCATTCCGGCAGACAAGGCACAGACAGTTGCAAACTATATCTTCAAAAAAATCGGTGGCATGAGGTTTAGACCTCTTGACGCTACGCTCTTGTCAAACCCACTGATTGAGAGCGGAGATGTGGCGCTTGTGACAGACCGCAAGCAGAATACCTATAGCTGTTTTATTTCCAACCGAACATTTACAGTTGGAAGTGGCACTAAAATTTCGTGTGATGCCGAAAATGCCTCAAGAAATAGTGCTGATAAATTCAGTAATGAGACAAAGGCTGTCGTACAAGCTAGGAAAGTTGCGCAGGCACAATTAAGCGTATATGACAAGCAAATGCAATTGCTGACACAGTTAATGTCTCAATCACTTGGGCTTTTTAAGACTGAACAGGTGCAAGAGGATGGCTCAATTATTTACATTATGCACAATAAAGCTGACCTTAATTCAAGCAATATACAGTGGAAAATGACAGCTAATGGCATGGCTGTATCAAGCGATTATGGTAAAACGTGGAATGCCGGAGTTGATAAAGACGGAAACGCTATTTTCAATATTATGTCGGCCATCGGCATTAATTTTGACTGGGCGCATGGTGGTACGCTCACTCTAGGCGGTGAGAATAACACAAACGGCAAGCAGTATGTCAAAGACGCAAAAGGAAAAATTCTGATTACGCTTGATAACAAGGGCATTACGCTCGCTGACGGAGCGAGTATTTCGTGGAACAATATCTCAGACCAACCCGATTTTGCAACAAACGATAAGTTAAACGAATTAAAAGACAATATTGGCTATACGCAAATAGGAAAAGAGTATGTTATTTCCCCAAAAATTGTAGGAGCATACGGCGAATTTACAAAAGCTTTCAATGTTGATGTTGTCAACCCGTCCACAGGACTCAATCAAAGTTTTTGGGCGCAAGACGCGGAAACAGGGACAAAAATAAGCGGAAATTACAGTGGAAATGATATTGATAATAATCTTACAGTAAATCCAGAGGGAGCAAACCTTTTTTCAAACGTTGGAGGACATACTAGCGGTATGGGCTGTGGCGGTGGCTTTGCAAGCATAAACGGTGAAACGGTTAATGTAAGTGGAACTAACGTTGACATTACCGCAAACAATTTGACTCTTAATGGGGTTGAAACTGTTTTTGGCTCAAAAACATTTACCAATGAAAACGGCTGGTATTGGAGACAGTGGACAGATGGATATATAGAAATGTGGGGAAGTTTTCCCGCGACTGTCTCGTTTGGCTCTAAATATGGTAGTCTGTATTATACTTATGGAAGCGTATATATGCCAGACGGAATAAAAAGTATCTTACATACTACAGGTACTGTGTTTTGTAGCGCCGGCGGGTTGTATTCTATTTTTTTTACAAGATGGAGCAGTAATGAGTTGGGGTTTTGTATAAACTCGGCTGCTGCAGAAACAAACAAACAATTGTATTTACAACTTCACGTTTTAGGCAAATGGAGATAATTGATGAAAGCGAGGCGTAATTTATGGCAATTCAAATGAGACGAGGGGCATACGCGGAGTTTGACCCCTTAAAAATGAAAGCCGGAGAATGGGCGGTATCGACCGATTCCGACACGAAAAAACAGCAGATATGGATGTGTTTTGCACCCGGAATAGTTAAGCGAATGGGAACTGTTGAGGATTTTGACGTTGAAATTCAAAGACTTATTCAGAGTTACCTTGACGGCATGGCTCAATCCGTGTCACAGGCTCAAAAATCAGCACAAACTGCGACAGAAAAAGCCAACTCAGCAAGCAGTTCTGCTTCACAAGCTCAAAAATCGGCAGAACTTGCCACAAGCAAAGCTCAAGAATCAGCTACTTCTGCAAACAATGCTAAGGCAAGCGAAACAAAAGCCAAGGCTTCTGAAACCAATGCTAGGACAAGTGAGGACAGTGCGTCTATCTCTGCACGTAACGCTAAGACAAGCGAAACAAATTCTAAGGCCAGTGAAACTAATGCTAAGAAATCAGAGGCTAATGCGTCTACAAGCGCAGCTAACGCAAAAAACAGTGAAACTAATGCCAAGGCTTCTGCTACTAGCGCGTCAACTTCTGCAAACAATGCTAAGGCAAGCGAAACAAAAGCCAAGGCTTCTGAAACCAATGCTAGGACAAGTGAGACTAACTCTGCAAAGAGCGAGTCGGAAGCGCAAAAGTACGCAGAACAAGCCAAAGAAATATCTGAGAGCTTAAGTGGAGCATTAAGACCTCTTGGAACAATTAACTTTGCCGACTTACCGAGCACAGCGAATGCCACTTCCGGTGATATGTACAACATAGCCGACCAATTTACCACAACCACTGGTTTTAAAGAGGGGGCCGGTAATATAATCCCCGCCGGCAGTAATGTATATCTGACAATCGACAGATATTGGGATGTGCTTGCCGGCACACCGGTAACAGGAGTAAAAGGCGCAAAAGAAGCTTATTATCGCAGAGGAAATGTAAACATAACTCCTGCCAATATCGGAGCGGTTGCAGAAGGTGGAAATATAAGCGATACAACAGTTACTTTTGCCGCTACAACAACTAGAGCAAACCTTGTTTCTGGTGAAAAAGTGTCGGTCGGCTTCGGAAAAATTAAGAAGTGGTTCGCTGATTTGAAAAGCTTTGCCTTTAAAGATTTGGCGAATAACCTCACGACTTCTACCACTGGAAACGCATTAGACGCGAGTCAAGGCAAGATTTTGAATGACAAATACGATGAATTAAACCAGAGTTTAGGTAATATGCATTTGGTTCATTTAGAAAGTCAACGAATTAATGGAGCAGGATATTCATTTGTATATATTGGCTATAAAACTGGATACAGACTTATAAATGTTATAGTTAATTATAATACTTCTAGCAAAGGAAATTATCGAATAAATACAATTCAATATGACGATACAAATAAAGTGTATGTGGTATATATAAATCAAACACTTGCATCAGGTAGTTATTTGCTTGCCGATTTAATATATATGTCTGAATAATTTTTATTTCTTACTAAATATATGATACATTTGTAAAAGTTAATATTTAGTTACTCCTATTTACTAAAGAGATATTGGTTTACAATTGGATTTGTTTAAGATATAGGTGTTGGAATTACTGAATTTTCAATATATGAATTAAAATATAAGCATGTAATCGATAATCTTACTCTTATACCAGCATTACTAACGTTTTTCATCTGAATTCCTACCCCTGACGAAGCATATATCATACTATACACAAAAGCATTAGAATAACCGCCACCGTTTGTAGTTGCATTCCAAAAAGACGTATTTACTATTATTCTAGTGTAGCCTTTTACTGATTTAAATTTAGTATATTCAACCTGAGTAGTTCCGTTAGCCCCAATATATATATTATCAATTGTTTCATTTACAGCTACAATAGTAAATTTTTTATCTAAACTCTGGTTTAGCAGACTATCACAAATAGGATTTTGCACATAAAAAGAGAGAGCATAAGCCCTCTCGATTATTTTACAGGAATAGGGTTACAAAACAGTCCATATTGTCAATATTCGACAAAATAAAACACTTTAGAGTGCTACAGTAATGATGTTCTCAAATAAGAGAACTCTTCAAGTTTCGGTAGGGCGGTGGATTTTTCTGCCGTCCTAATATTGACGTTTAAGAACAAATGTTCTATAATGGATGTATCGGAGGTAGTATTGTATGGAATATAAGGATGAAATAATTAAAATGATTGAGGGCTTGGAAGATAAAGACCTGTTACTGTACTTGTACATATTTATTAAAGGAAAAATAGAGGCAGAGTAAAAACTCTGCCTTGTAGTTATATTTTCTTTTCCCAAACGTTACCGCACTTTGAACACACAAACTTTGTTTTGCCGTTCTTGCCTTTAATTCCGGTAGCAGTACCGACAACGGCACCGACGGGTCCGAAGAGACCACCTACTGTGTTGCCAACAAGCGCTTTGCCGAATGAGAATTTTTTCTTGGTATCAACAGGTATGCCAACACCATCACAACCCCATTTAGGACATTTAACAGTTTTACTCATAATTAAAATACCGCCTTTCTTATTAATTTGATTTATTTTGAGTATTTTCATACATCATATCTATTAAATTCATAATATTTTCTTGCTCTTTATCCGACAATTTAGATAATTTCAACGCGTAGTCCTTGATTCTACTATCCATTTTCGACAGAGCCAAGTCTTTTGTTGCTTCCTCGACAACTGAATGGTGCTCTTTTCCGGTAACTAAATAATCAAGTGAACAATCAAGACATTCTGCAATTTTTACCAACTTAAATAATTTTGGACTGCTTTTTCCCTTTTTCCAATCTGAAAAAGTACTTTTAGGGAAACCGCCATATTTAGCCACTTCTGAATCATTTAACCCTTTTGAGTCTCTTAATTTACAATATCTTTCGTACATAGAAAATCTCCTTTAAAAAAAGTTGTGATTTCTCAACATTTGGGGTTGACAAATAAGACTTCCTAATGTAGAATGAAAAAGAAGTTAGGAAATCTCAACTCAATAAAAAATAAAATTGAGAAAAAATAATATTATGTTTCTGGATAATTCATAGTATACACGATTTTCTAATTTTTATCAAGACTTAGTTAGGATTTTTGAACTAAAAACAAAAACTGTTAGCGTACTACCTCTAACAGCCGTTGCCTTATATGGCGCTTTTTATAGCAACGGATTTCCTAACTATTGTCAAGAAAGGAGATGGGAAATTGAATAAGAAAAAACGACAGGCGAGCTTTAAAAAACTTGACACGCTCATAAAAGCTAGAGACGTTTCGTTTTACAAACTGTCAGAAGAGCTTGGAATGGCGCGAAGCACTTTTTCGGATTGGAAGTCGGGAAAATCAATGCCAAAAACAGACAAGCTAATTAAGATTGCTAATTATTTTGGCGTAGAAGTTTCTTATTTTATTGAGTAGAGAGAAAGGAGTAGGAATGAGACTGTTCGTAAGAAAAGAAACGCTCAACACATTAAAAAGCATTGACAGTACTTTAAAACGTATTGAGCAGAGTTTAGGTGTGAGTAAGCCTCAAAATGGAAGAGTAGAGACTACATCACACGGCTATGGAGAATACATGAGGAAAGCTATTGCTGGAGCCATTCATGATATTTCCCAATAAGTAGCATTGCAATTACAGATGACTCGGCACGAATTTTTGCACTTTCAGTTGGCGCATTAATTATCTCGGGTCTTTCGTTTAAGACCTTTTCCAACTTATCAAAATAGTTCGAGTCTAATGTTGCAATAAAATCATTAAAGTCTTTCACAGGTAATTCACCTCCTTATTATCTAATGAGGAGATTATAACACAGAAAGGAGAAAACATGAACGATTTACAAATTTTCAACAATGAAAAATTCGGAGAAATTAGAACTATCACTAAAGACGATAAGACATATTTTGCCGGAAGTGATGTTGCAAAAGCGTTGGGATATGCAATACCTCATAAGGCAGTACAAACTCATTGCAAGGGGGTTCTAAAATGGAACATCCCTACCAATAGTGGAAATCAAGATGTTTTATTCATAACAGAGGGTGATATTTACCGACTTATTATGAAATCAAAATTGCCTAGCGCAGAGGAATTTGAGCGATGGGTAATGGACGAGGTACTTCCGTCAATCAGAAAAACAGGCAGTTATGGTATGCCAAAGACAACAGGCGGTCAGATACAGCTTTTGGCACAAGGCTATACAGAATTAGAGCAGAAAGTAAACGACATCAAAGATGATGTGAGCGAGCTTAAGGAAAATGTACCACTTTACAGTTGCGATATTGACGAGATACAACAGCATGTTAAGCGCAGAGTTGTAAATATCCTCGGTGGCAAGCAGAGCGAAGCATACAGGGATAACAGTATCAGACATAAGACATTTTCTGATATATGGACACAGTTAAAGCGTGAGTATGGTTGCGTATCTACTTATAAGAGTATCAAGAGAAAGTATATAGACGATGTGCATGAGTTTATTGATTGCTATGTCGTGCCTAAATATCTTGATGAGCTTATTCAGGACGCAAACGCTCAACAGAGTTTTGCATAGTGAGGTGATTGTATGAGAAAAAGAACTCTAAAGCAAAAATTCTATACCGGTTGTGGCTATTCGATTTTCGGGGTGTTGGCGTTCACTTTTTTTCTTGGATTATCGGTGGCATACGGAATTAAGGCGGCGAGTATTATCGTTGGAGCAATCGTAACAGTATTTTGGCTGATACTGATTGCAATATGTCTCATAGAGGAGGGCGAACCGCATGAGAAAAAGAAACCTGATGTTGATGTTATTAATTTCAACAATTGGAATTATGACCTTAAAGCCAATAGTAGCGAAAGCAGATAGCAAAATTGAGCTGACAGCCGGTGTTTCTTCCTATTTAAATGATGTAATGCTAGGGAAGATTGAGCCAACAGTAATTCAGAATGAGCCGGTTGTAGTTGAGCAGACCTATGTAGAACCAACAGTTCCAACTTGCCACAAGAAGTACAGTTGTAGCCGATTTAGGAAGCTAGGGCGAGTCCGATATGGTGATTACACTTATACGTGGTACTCACAGAGAGTGTTACCTGGAGGCGGTTTGAATATCCCAGGCAGACATTTAAACGAGCACGGATTAGTAGTTGATGAAAACGAATACGTTGTAATTGCAAGTGATGATTTACCACATGGAGTTGTGGTCGATACTCCTGTTGGCATACAAGGAATTGTATATGACGAGGGGAGCGGAAATGGAAATCTTGACATCTACTGCGATTGGTAGCCAATTGAAACGTCAGAGTGCTAACGATTACCTACAAGAATTATATCGAGCTAAGCGGCACAAGGACAAATCGTTTGACTTTCAAGCGTTACTAGATAAAGAAATGGAGAAGCTAAATGAGCAGTGTAAGACGAATTAGGTTAGGTGATACAAGATACAGATTGAAGCCATTAACAAGAGAGCAGAAGCTATTGCTCAACAAGGCTCATTACGCGGCGAGTGAGTGGCTTTTTGTATCGGAGTCGGACTCATACTTAAGAGTAGTTAAAAAATCAAGCCTACATGGAAATTTGATTCTAAAAACCATAAACAAATAGAAAGAGAGGAAACGCAATGAAGATTACACATGTATTTGCGCAGAATTTTTGTAAATTCTACGGCAAAAACACATTAGACACAGATTTTTCAATGAAAACTGTGCTATCCGGTCAGAATGAAGTCGGCAAATCGACAGTTAAGAGAATTATTCTTGATGTGCTGAATTGCCATGACGAGAACGACAGGGAAATTACAGGCATAAGACCACATGACGAAAACGGAGTCGAGATTGACGATGTTGACATTGTAAGAGCTGTTACCTTTGAGGTTGGCGGAAAAGAAAAGACCCTGAAAAAGGTTACAAGACAAGGAAGAAATAAGGACGGCGAAGTTTGTTCGGGACATACAGATTACTATGTCAATGATGTTACATACAAAATGGTTGAATACAACGAGTTTATTAATGATAATATCGCAGACCTCAAGATATTGCCATTTTGTCTTAACGCTATGACATTGTTGCTTAAATCGCCAACGAATCAAAGAATAGCACTCTCAACTTTTTTTGGCACACACAAAAATCCCGAAATCTGCGATATGTTTCCACAGTTTGCCGAACTTAAGCCGATGTTTGACGATGGCGATGTAGACCAGCTCAAAAAAGTATGTCGTGGCAAGCTAAACGGCACAGGCGGCAGGAATGGCTCAAAAGGCCTTGTCAAGGAGAGAGACGAAATCTCAACAAGGATTGATACAATTCATTCTACCAATGAGTATACAGACCTTGCAGAGCTTGAACTGCAAAAGAAAACATACGAGCCACAGCTTAAGGAAATTGAAGATAAGCTGTCCGACTATAACAAGATTTTAGAGGATAAGCAGAAAGCTACAGAGGACATTATGAGCCTTAAATTTGAGCTTTCTGACATGGAGAGAAAAGCCAATGCTGAAAATCAGAAAAAGCGCATGGAGCTACAGTCGCAGATTGACGGCTTCGATGTTTCAATCCGCAAAACAGAGTCAATGATAAGAACCGGAAAGACTAACATTAAAGCCTCTGAAAGAGAGATTGGAGATTGCGCAACAGACTTAGCAAAGGTACGTGCTGACTGGAAAAAAACAAAGGCACTTTCCTTTGATGAAAGCAGTGTTAATTGTTCGATGTGCGGTCAGAGATTGCCGGAATATACAATAGAGAGTTTGAGAACTGATTTTAGTGATAAAAAATTGAAGAAGCTTAAAGAGCTTGAGGATAAGGGAAATGCACTGTTAAATGATAGCAAGGGGCTTAAACAGGCTATTGAGGGCAAGAAGAAAGAAATAGCTGACCTTGAAGCAGAACTCAAGGAGCTGACAGAAAAGCGTGATACTGTTGCTGACGAGTTTGAACGTGATAACATCGCTAAAGAGCTTGGAATGGTACCTACTGATGTTGATATGACAGGCAACAGTGAGTATCAGGCACTTAAGGCTAAAATCGAGGAAAAAGAGAAAGCTCTTGCAGATGAAAATGATACATCGGAACTTATCAGAAAGTTCAAAAACGAGCGAAACGAACTGTTAAGGCAAGTTTCATCAGTTGATACAAAGATTGAGCTTGGTGTGGCGAATAACAAGCGTATAGATGATAGCATAGCTGACCTTGAAAATAAGAGAACAGACCTCAATCAGGAGATAGCCGATTGGGAGAGAAAGCTTGATTTGCTGAAAGAGTTTACTCGCAAGAAGAATGAGCTTTTACAGGCTGACGTTAATAAGTATCTGAATTTTGCCACAGCAAAGCTGTTTAGACCGCTCTTAAATGGTGATACCGAGGAGTGCTGCGACTTTGTATACAATGGTGAAGCATATGCGAGAAATCTGAATCATGGTGCGAGGATGCTGACAGAAGTTGATATATGCCGAGCTTTTCAGAAAGTGGCAAACGTTAATTTCCCAATTATCATTGATGATACAGAGAGCGTTGACGATTGGAGAATACCACAGATTGATAACCAGTTGATTATGTTAAAACATACACAGGATAAAGAGCTTGTGATTGAAAATATGGAGGTATAGAGATGATTAAAGCAAAAGACGGAGAAGTTATATTTAGAGGCGCAAGAAGCAATATTATGGCAGAGGCAGTCACTGTTTTACGTGCGCTTAAAGAGGAACTTTCAGAGGAAGAGTACAAAATGGTGATTAGGCTTGCTGATAAAAGCGAGGAACAGGTGAAAGACGAAGCTGAGAGAGCAAGAGAAACACTCAAAGAGTTACTTGGATTATAGGAGGCATAGACATGAGTATTAAGAAGAGAAATTATTACATGGGCGGTAAGAAACATACTGTAGAGCTTAAATATGACGGATATATGTATACAGTCATATCTGACGGAGTTTTATTCAAGCAGACAGCTAATGAGCTGTTTGCGGTTCAGGTTTTTAATGAGGTTTAAGACAATGGAAGAAATAAGAACAAATCTATCAAAAGAAGATGTTCTACACAATATGCTTGAGCTTGTCGGCTATTTAGTCGAACAAGAGGAAGAGGTAGACGAGATTGAGGTAAAAGTGAAAGATTTGAATATGCAATTTAAAGCATGGAGAGATGAGAAGCAAAGAGAGGAGAATCGATGAGTATAAAAGGATATAAGGCATTTAACAGAGGAATGATATGCAAAGGCAAGCAATACGAAGAAAATACTACTTACGAAGAAAAAGGAAACAAAATATGTGAAGCGGGTGTAATGCATTTCTGTGAAAATCCATTTGATGTGTTGAATTATTATCCACTTATTGATGAAGATGGCAACATTTCAGATTTTGCAGATGTTGAAGCTATTGGAGATATTTATAAAGGAAAGGATAAAACAGCTACAAATAAGCTCCATATTGGTGCAAAACTTGGGCTTAAAGGGTTTATTAAGGCTTGCGTAGATTTTACAATTGAGAAAACAAAAGTTGAGACAGTCAAAGCAGACGATGTTGGTATCAGTAGTGGAGATTCCGCACAGATAGGCAGTAGTGGAGATTCCGCACAGATAGGCAGTAGTGGAGATTCCGCAAAGATAGGCAGTAGTGGAGATTACGCAAAGATAGGCAGTAGTGGAGATTACGCAAAGATAGGCAGTAG